ACTTAAAAGCGAAAAATCTACCTACCATAAACTTAAAGCACCTACCAACGTCTTAAAGTTACCTACCATAAACTTAAAGGCGAACGCCCGAATTTACCTACCATATACTTAAAGAAAAAATCCGGCGGATTTACCTACCATATACTTAAAGGCACACTTGCACCAGCTCCCGCACCTGCTCCCACTCCCACGACCCCCCACACGTGCCGCCGCCGCTTCCGATGAATCCACGCCGCCGCCCTTCCAATGGAAGCAATTTTTAACAATCTGGATTTATTGCAGTTGATCCAGATTTATAATATATATTGCAGGTTCCGGAAGTAATCCAGATTTATAATTTATATTGCTGCTGGAATCCTCCACAGGAATATAATATATATTGCTGCATATTGGAACCGATGAAAAATATATATTATTGCATCATCTGGAACCAGTGAAAAAAAATATAAAATTATATTGCAGCTGCTGGAATCATCGGAACCAATGGAACCAGATAATATATAATTTATATTGCTGCATGGATTCACATAAAAAAATATTGTATTTTTTCAACGTCTAGCAGCTGCAATATAATATAATATATAATTAATATATTACAATGGAACCAAACCAGAACAATAATAATAAATGCAGCTATTTAAAATTTTAATCCAGTTGAAAAAATACAATACTAATTTTAATTTAATGTAACTATCGAACCAGATTTATAATAATTGAATTTTTTTATAAATTGGATCATCTGGAAAAATTGCAGCACATGAAAAAATATAATATATATTGCTGCTGCAATTGCAGGACATCAAACCAGATATATAATATATATTATAATTGGAGTAAATCCAGACAATGGAACCCGGAACCAATATAATATATATTGGAATCATTACCAGCAATATAAAATATAAATCCAATTGCAGCAGCTGGAAAAATATTTTATAATTGCAGCCAATGGAAGGCACCAGAACCGAAAAGTATATATATTATAATAATCTAACTATTATACAGGAAGCCAAAACCAATTATAAAAAAAGCTTCCGGAGTTGTTAAAACATGAACGTACAATTTAAAAAAATGGAAATAAAAACCGAATCCGACAGGATAAAAGCACTTGAAAACATTAGAATTTTAGAGGACACAACCGCCGCACATATTGCAGCAGTAAACCGCATGTTATATATTAAAAAATAAATTTATTATTGGAGTTGTTAAGCATGGAAATAAAAACCGAAATACACACCGAACAATTATTGGATATTATGGACACTTATAAAACCGGTGGAAATGTTAAAACATTTGTACAGGACATCGAAAAAGATTATTATACTTTTGAAACCATTATAAAAGTTTTAATTTTTCACGGTTACGACGTAAGTAATTTAATAACAATGATTTACGACGGTAGAATTAAAATTTATGATGAAAGAGATTTAAAAGAAATGGACGCCCGGACAGTATCAATATATACACTAGACAACGGGGTTAATATTGGAGTTGATCACAGTATTTAAAATTTAAAATTTTTAATATTTTTTTATATTTTTTTAATTAATAAATTGGAGTTGTAAAACATGGAAGCAAAAGAAAAATTAACCAGATTAGTGAAACCAATTGCAGCAAGTGAAACCGCAACCGCTGCAACCAATGAAACCGCACAATATGAAATAAAAGAAGTATTTTTTAATAAAGGATATTATAAAACCAGAGTAATAAAAAACAGTTACTTAACCCCGCAAACCCCTTTATTAAATAATAACTTATGGCATGAAAAAAAAATCGATCATGACATCGAAGTATTAAGAAGCTATGAAACCGACATCGCAATTTTTTATAATGATTTTTTATTTTTAAATCTAGACTATTATAATTGCAGCAGGACAACCGCCGGACATCTGGACGACTATAAAACCACAATCGAAAATTTATATTTTAACTGCAACCGCAATAAAATTAAATTGGTTTATGTAACCGATATAGATTTTAATAAAATGTTAGATTCATTTTATAGCTATGAACAAGCAAACCGATTAATTAACAATCTGGAAACCTATATAAACCAATACAAATTTAAAAAAATTGCAATCGATATATTAAACAATCCAGATTTAAACATAACTAGCAAGTTAAAACAATTAAGATTAAAAACCAGTTTAACCAAAGAAGGGCACGACGTGCAGGAGTTAAAAACTAGATTAAAACATGTTGAAAAATGGAACGCAAACGGCATCGAGTTTAATATAATATACTCCACCAATAAAACCAAGAAAGGCGGCACCCGGATCACTTCCAAACGCAAATTAAAAATAATCACAACCGCATTATTTGCATTTGATAACCGCCGCAGCAGTGAAAAAATTTTATATGACGGTTACGACATCGGAATAAGTAACACTAAAAATTTAAAAAGAATAGAATTTAATAAACCACGTTGTTTATATTATGGATTTTAGAAGCAACCGCAGGAGCTGGAAACAATGGAACAATTAACACAAATAAAAATAATTTTATTAGTAATTGCAAGTATCAATTTAATAAACATGTTAATTAATTATAATTGGTTTATACTATGTTAAAACCAATTATTATTAATATTTTTTTAAAGGAGTTGAACCAATGAACCGCAATATAAAAAACTGGATAATAATATTTATATTAACCTTCCAAATTGAAACCCTTTTAATGATAATCTTATAAACCAATTGCAGGACGTGGAAAAAATGAAACCTTATAATAATTTTAGAAAAACCGCAAATAAAAGAAGCTTAGCAAGTGAAAAATTAACCGATTTAAAAAACTGGTATAAATCCAGCAAATACAATTATAAACCTAGATTCTTTTTAAGCATTCACAGCAGCAGCAGGAAAGCACCAATAAACCACCCGGTATTTAAAAGGCATCATATACATTTTTATTATTATATGAATCCAACCGCTGCAAATCTGGAAAAGCTATTAATTTAATATTGGAGTTGAAAAAATGAACCAGCAAGAAACCGCATATTATCAAGTATATTTAAAATATAACGATCAAACCGAAAGAATATATAAAATTTTAAAAAATCCATATGAACCCGGTTATTATATAGCAGTAGATAACAAACCGGCAGGACATCAAAATTTTAAAAATGAACAAATTTATTATAGCAATAGCAACCATTATTATAATTTTTATTACCTAACAAACGCAGTAAATTATATTAATGGAATAATTAACCACGATTTAAAACATTTACTATATATAGAAACATCAATTAAAGAGGAGGTTTATATTTAATGTTTAAACTACAACGCAATATATATTATAAATCCAGATATTGCCGCAACCTAGCAGCAAACAAAAAAATAAAACTAATATTAAGATGCAGGTTAAGAACCCCACAGGATTATAAAATAATAAATCATCATGTTTTTAAATCTGGAATATACAGGAGGATTATATAAACATGATAATAATAATATTCTTCACAATCATTTTTATATTGCTGCTGCTATTATTGGAAATAGATTTTAAAATATATCTAGCTGCATTAATTGCAATTGCTGCAATAGCTATTAAAATATATCCATTTTAAAATATTATTTTTCTTTTTTTCTTTTTTTATTCTTAGTGAATCACTAAAACCAATTATATAATATCATCATCAATTAATAGATCCATTCACTACCAACAATATATAATAGAGAAGCTATTATATATCAATATATCAACATATCATAATATCATAATATAATAATATATGCAACAACAATAATATATAAAATTGCTACCGCTCCACACGTAACCGGATATAATTTTTATATCTGGATCATCAAACCAGTATTATATATTATTGCTGCAATCCTTCCAGTAGTATAATAATATTTTTCTTTTTTCAATTGCAGGATTCACAATTAATATTAATATTGTTTTATTGCTGCATTACTTCCAATTTTTATTTATTGCTATTCATTAAATATTTTTTTTCATTATCTGGATTATATTTAAGAATCCAATTTTAAACAACGTCTTAAAACTTCCATTTTTTCAACGGTTTATAACCTATAAACACATTAAATTTAATTAATGTTTATTAAACTAGTAGATGAAACCCCCGCCGCCCGTCATCAAATGATAATTAATTAATACATCACAAAAAACCGGGAAACCCCACCTACACACATATACATAAATGTATGATTATATTTTTTTATTATAACATTGTTATATTTTTATAAGTATCATTGAAAAGAGGAGTATATAGGGGAGAGGCACACGAGATATTAGTTTTTATTATTTATTTTTAAGGAATATTATATATTATATTATTATATTATTAATTAAATATATATTATATTATATTATGGCTTTTGGGGTCTTTTCCTTTCTTTTTCTTTTTCTACTTTTGTTACATTGTTACCATGTTACATTTTATACATATTACGTGTTGTTACATTGTTACATGTAAACGTCTAATTACACCCTACTTTTTATTTTATAGTACCCCCCTCTAAGGAGATGTAACATTGTAACATCTCATTTTTCTCCTCAACATGCTTATTCAATTCCGGAGTTGCTGATGGAAAGTATGTTACATTTGAAATGTAACATGGTTTTGGGGGTTTAGATTGTCTGTATTTGATGGAGGTTGCTTTAAATTTTTTCTTGTTATTATCTTGTGTATAAAATTAGTGTTTTTGAGGTAAACCTAAAAAATTTTAAATAGCTAAAACTCCTTTATTCGTTAAATGAGGAAAAAATTCCTGTTACATTTCAAATGTAACATGGTTTACAATATTTTTGAAAAATGTTTGCAAAATGTAAAATTTTTTTTACAAAAATTTCTGGAAACCCTTTCAAAATTTTTTTTCAAGTAAAAATCCCAAGTATTAAGAGTTATATTAGTAGAGAGGACTACTCTCTAAAAATTTTTCTTTGGTGTGAAGGAATTTTCTGTATCAAAAAAAAATCAACCGTTTTTGGTTTTTTTCTTCAAATTTTGTCATCTGTGAAAATTAAAGGGAAAAACTGGGATATTACCAGATTTAGTTGCATATTACCACTTTGATTGACCTCATATTGGATTGGTAATGTCCTTATTTCCCTATTTTTTTTCATAGAACTGATAAATTAAAATGGTTCCGCATCATGAAAAATTGTGATTTTATGATTTGCTATGGTTACTTATTCGGTTTTATCAAGTTAATAAAGGATACTCACCACGACGAAGTTTTTATTGAAAAAACGCAGTTAGTGGTTATGGAAAATAATCGATGGTTATATGATTATAAGGAGTTAGTAGCGATAGCTAGGAAGCTCGGTTATGGGCGAGTAACAGTTATAGATTATGATAACTTATTACAGGAGGATTAAGGGAGTATGATGGAATTAACAACTGGAAATATAAGTACAATAGCTACATGGACTGCGATTTTGATAACTGGTTTGTTGGCGTATCTGGGGATTGAAATAGATTTGAATGCTTTAATTCCTTTGATTGCGGCGATTATTACTTTTGTTATTGCGATTTGGAGCAGTAAGAATCCAAATGAATTGGAGATTTTAGGTAATGCTCCTGCTAGTGATGTGGGAGATGACTCTGATGTGTGCTAGATGTTTCTTCGATGATGAGATTGAAGATGTTGATCCAGCTGGGGAGTATGAAGACTTAGTTGGTGATGGTTGATGGAACATATCTGCCCACATGAGGAAGAGTTTCAGAATTATGGTAAGAAGATTGCCGAATTGGAAGCTCATGTGAATTATAAGGATAAGCGAATTGATGAATTGATTGAGGATCAGAAGAAACTTGACGATAAGATGGATAAGATTGGCGATAAGATTGATACTATTATGATGAAGTCTATACAAGGCGATAACGATGTTAATCAACGGGTTACATCGTTAGAAACCACTGTTAAGGTTTTAAAATGGGTCATGGGATTCATAGGAATTGGTGGTTTTGTATGGATTATTAAATCTTTTATGGGAGGAGGTTAAATGCCTACTAAAAGTGGTGAACCGCACCACCCCATGTTTCTAAGAACAGATTATAAGAAAAAACTTGATACTGCATGTGAATTAGTGAAAAAAGGATTGCCTCCTAAGAATGCACTTCGCAGTATGGGTGTTAATGTTCAAACATGGTATAGTTGGTTAAGGTTCATAGATGAGGATATTAAAGCAGGGTTTACGGATACTCCGCTGATTAAGTTTGTTTCAAGGTTAGCGGAGATTGACGAGGAAACTCATGCAGACCTTGTTGGCGAAGCTATATCCAAAGCGAAAGATGGCGATTCTCAATTGTTAATGTTCTTGTTGAAAACTCGTTATGGTTATAAGGATAGTAAGAAACAAGAAGTTGAGTTATCCACAAAAGAAGATGCTCCTGTGGTATTCAATATTGTGGATATGAAACCGTTAGAGAATGATGAGTGATTAGTTATGGCTGCTACTGTTGAATTGGAATTGACTCCTACCCAGCAACAATGGTTTAATGACCGTACAAGGGAATTGTTAATTGAAGGTTCGGCAGGTAGCGGTAAGACTATTTTTGCTTGTCTTAAATCGATTAAGTATGGTTTAGAGTATAAGAATGCGAGTATTTACATTTATCGTAAGACTTTGCCTTCTTTGAAGCGTACTTCTTTGAAAGAGATTCGTGGTTTGTTGGGTAAGTATCATATCCCGTATGATGAGAACAAATCAGAAGGTCGTATTGTTTTAGAGCAAACTGGCTCTACTATGTACTTCGGTGCCTTAGATGAGAGTTCTAAGGTTCGTTCTATCAATGCAGACATGATTTACATCGAACAAGCAGAAGAGATAACCGATACGGAGTTTTACACTGAATTAATGCTACGTCTAGGAAGGGGCGAAGCATCAAAATCCGCAGACGGTTACAGTCAAATGCTCATGGTAGTCCAACCGGAAGACGAAGAGCATTGGATTTACAAAAGATTCCACGAATATTATGACGCTACAAATAAATACGAAAGGGAAAAACGAGAAGCATTAGCTTTAAAGAAACCTGTTCGTACTTATGATGAAATATTAGCGGAAATTCAAGCAAGACGTAAGAAAGCTCACTTTCATTATAAAGAGAATCTTAAACTCCCTAAATTTCAAAGGGATTACTACGATGCTCTTAAAGACGAAGATTATGAGTTATGGTTACGTTACAGTGCCGGTTTATGGGGTAAATTGTCTAATGTGATTTATCCGAATTATGACACTGTTGTTACTCGTAGTCATTATGATTTTTACAATTTCGGCGTGGATTTTGGTTTCAACAATCCTAGCTGTTTTTTATTACTCGGTTGGTATGATAATGAGTGTTATGTTCTCGATGAGGTATATGAGAGAGAATTAACCACTGGCGAATTAATTGACAGATGTGCTGATATGCTTTTTGAGAACAAGTTAAGGATTAACCAACTTGAAACAGGTTATGGTGATGCTGCGGAACCAGACCGTATTGAAGAGTTTAGTCAAGCAGGATTTCCAATAGAACCCGGAGTCAAAGATGTTTCTGGTAAAATCAACACAACAAAGCAGACAAAGATTCATATCCACCCACAATGTGTGAATACGATAAAAGAAATCAAATCGTATATTTACAAGAAAAACAAAGACGGAGTGGTTTTAGACCAACCTGTAAAAGTAAACGACCACGCTATGGACGCACTTGGTTACGGAGTGTACGGTGTAAGAGGAGCATTATCACCGAATAAACCTCATACAGAGGAGTATTACGAAGAGAACATCATGGTTTTTTAGAGGAAGTGTATTATATGAAGATTACAAACCCATTCAAAAGAATTAGAAAAGGTGTAAGGTTAGATAATGCCGAACAATCCGCCATTCACGAAATCGGTATTGATGACGTTGATTTAAATATTGATGCTAAAAGTATTGATTGGAATGACGAATTACCATCTCTGATTAAACCTACAATCAAAAATTTCAGATTATGCTATGAAAAATCCGAAACCGTAAAAGGAATTATTGAAGATTTAGTGATTAAATCTATTTCCGGTTGGCGTTTAGAAGGAGATAATCAAGATGCTCTCGATTATGTTGAAGAGGAAGCTAAAAGATTAGACTTCATGAGTTTATTCCACGAAGTAGCTACTAATAACATTGTTTCCGGTGCGATGTATCATAATGTCATCAAAAAGAACGGTAAACTCTATTTAAGAGAATTGGCTTTTGATGGTGAGAATTATCGTATTAAAGAAGTGTGGGACGATGAAACAGGTAGTGAAATCGTAGGTTATAAGCAACGTGTTCGTAAGAACAAGAATACTAACAAGGATTGGCTTAAAAAGAATTACTTTGATTTAAGAGAAGAATTAGAGTATGTGGAATTTGATTTCTTCCCAGAGGAAGTTATAGCATCTCATTTCTTTGAAAGACATGGCAAATACAAGTCTATGGTCGAGAATGTTATGGACGAAGCTTATATGCTAAGCTTACTCTTACGTATGATGCCACAGATTGTATTCAAACAAACTAACACCATGATATTGCATGGTGGAAATAAAGACCGTAAAGAAGTAAATCTTGGTAAAAGGATTATCAAGAGAGCTGTTGAAGCAATTACAAATTATCACCGTAAAGGAGTTGTATATCTCCCATACGGTTTAGATGCGGAGATGATTGGAGATACCAATCTCCCAAAACTTCAAGATTACATTTCACGTTTAGAAAAAACAATCTTTATCGGATTATCCACACCCCCATCAGTATTCGATGGAAGTTCATCTAACAGATCTACTGCGGTAGTTCAACTTGACAGTGATAAATCTGGTAGAGTATTGTTCCAACAATTTATCCAGTATAAATTAGCTCAATGGATTCAAATTGTTATTAATATTTTGTTGTCTATGAGAGGTTACCCCGAAGATTGTGTTTGGGTTAATTTCAACCCAGAGGTTAATCTTGACGATGACGAAGGCAATGAGGAAGCTAACGTTGATAATGGCATTAAAACCGAAAATGGTACTACTAGCACTAGTAAACCGGGTGATGGTTTAAACTTGAATAATATTCAAAACACTGAAAGAGGTGTTGCAAGTGCCAGTGTCTAGTACAGTTCCTAATGTCCCTACTTATGAGGAGTTTTATGGTTTAATCGATAATGAATTAACCGATAAAGAATTTGACTCTGATATTGACGATGAGGACATTAAGAAGATAGTCGTGTTGGCTTTAAGCTTATTGCAAGATTTTTATTTACAAGTTCAATATTACACAGCTTACGATATACTTACAGAAAAATTTCAAAAAGAACTGGATTCATTCAATATTGAGTTAAAAGAGAGTCTAGTGATACTCTTTGAAGAGTATTTGAATAATTTAGAGGTTGATTTCAACCTTGAATATGAAATACCGGCAGGTACTGTTAAACCTAATCTCGATTTACAGAATATAATCGATAGCAGTGTTGATGCAGTTACAGGTACATTACTTTTAGATTTAAAGAGTAAAGCAGATTTCTACAACGATGTATCCATTGCAACCGGTGTTTTTAGTTTACATGCTGATTTTCGTAGAGCTGTTAAAAAATTAACTAATAAAATTGATTTTAACGCACAGTATGCTCAGAAAAGAATAGACAGAAGTTTCAAAGAATTTGTCTATGGACAAGAAGCTTTATTTTATTGGATTTGCAGCGGCAGAAACACTTGTGCATGGTGTTATGAGATTGAGGCAATGTCCCCGATGCCATTATCCATGTTACCAGTAGATCACCCAAACGGTATGTGCCGAACAGAACCTGTTAATCCAGACCAGTATACTGATGCTTACAGATTGATTAGAGGTTGGATTTAAATGGTTAGAGTTTCTGTATTCAAACCTTGTACTTTGGATTATCCTCAATTGGATAAACCAGTGAAGTATACGGAAGATTTTTTGAAGGAAATTGCAAGTTCAACTGTTATGTCTAATCTTGTTGATTCTCATTATGGGAAAACGATTGGACAAGTTTCAAATTTATCACTTACTAATGGAGAGTTGTTTTTAGAGGTTCCGGAGGAATTTCAAGACTCGAAGTTCAGTCCTTCTTTTGAGGATTTGGATTTAGTGGAGGAAGATGATTTTTTCCTTGCTACTAAGGGTTCTCTTGTAGAAGTGGCGATAACAAATGTCCCTAGATTGGATAATAGTGATGAAGGAGGAAGTAATATGTCAGAAGAAGGCGAAGGAAGTAAATTAACAAACGAATACCTTGCGAAAGAGGTTGAACGTTTGAATAAAGAAATAGCTAAGAAGGATTTGCAGATTGAGAGGAATAAAGAAAAGCTTGACAAGTACGATGAACTTGAAAAAGAAGTTAAAACTCTTCGTGAATCCGAAGAAAATAATAAAAAATTATTAGATGAGCAAAAACCTATCGTGGAAAGTTTTAAAAAGTTCCAAGAAGAGGAACACGAAAAATTATTAGAAACCGCTTCCGCAGGTAATGCAGAATTAAAAGAAAAATATGCTCATTTCAGTAACGACGATTTAAAGCTCATTATTGATACTCATGTAGAAGACCAACCTGCCAAAGGAGCAGGAGCTAACAACGCTCCCGGCTTAAACGAAGGCAGTGGCGAAACTGATGAGGAAGCTGAACGTAAAGCAAGAAATGAAGCTGTTGAAAAAATGTTCAGCGAATTAGATTTTAAGGAGGATTAAACTATGGATTTAGTTACAGCGGGTAGACCGGGTAGAGATTACAGTAACAATAGAAAAAAATTCACTGTAACCCTCTACGAAGGTGATTTAAAGTACGATAAAAACGGATTGGATAGGAAAACTGGTAGAACTGTACCTCAACACAGATTAACTGCACCTATTGAGTTACACAGGATTCTTGAAATCCACCCAGATTCTACTCCAAGATACATCTTGTTAAAAGCAGCAGCAGAAGCATCTGAAAAAGCAGTTGCAAAATTACTCTTTGACCCAGAGATGACATGGAAACCAGACGCAAGTTACACTACCAAAAACAGGTTACCTCAAAAAGATTGTGAATTTGGAAGTTACCCAAATCGTAGTGCTACTGTCGAATGGTTTGGTAATGCTGTTGATGAGGTACACATTGTTGCGGAAAACGAAGCAATTGCACCATACGACTATCTTGAATATGTTGGATTTGTCGATGGCGTAGATGTATTCAAAAAATCTAATGGGGTTACTAACCTTATGGCATTAGCTAAGATTCCAGCATTAGCATCTGGCGTATGTCCAGTATTGGAAGACCCTAAATTTTACGGGGCAGTAATTGAATAAAAAGGGAGGATTATTTACATGCAAATTGGATCTAAACAAATAGAATACATACTCCACCCAGAAAGTGTAGAGAAGGTTATTCACCAATACACTAGAACTCCTATGAGTATGTTAAATCTTTTTGAACCTCAAAACAATCAAGGAGATAAACACTTCTCTTACGATTACAGTAAAAGAAATTATGAAACTGATATACTCAATGGTATTTTACCAGAACCTGTTGAATTAACCGAAGGTTCCGAATACCCACAAGTATCATTCAGTGGTATTCAAGAAGAATACGGTCAAATGACTAGATTTGGGTTTGAAGTGGAATTTACCCAAGAATCTGCTAAAAATCCTAGAAACTTCGCATTTTTCCAAAATGCTATCCGTGATATGGGTATGACTATAACCCGTATGATTAACAGATTTGCATTCTATGAATTAAACGCAAGTGCAGGTCTTGTAGACCCTATCACCTTAGGAGATGGTGCATGGGTATCCGGTAACGAACACATTGATGACGACATTGTTAAAATGAAAAGAGCAATGGAAAATCAAGCTAATTACGAAAACCAATTCAGTCCAACTGACTTATTTGTATCTAAAACTGCATATGACAGTGCAGAAGATTTATACAAAGTAATCAATGCAAACGGACAATTCAACGGTACTTCCAACGGTATGAACGTTAATATTGCAAGGGAAATCAGCACCGGAGCTATTGCTATTGACAGATTAGCTCACCCTGCAATCTGGTACTACAACGTCAATGAGGAAGATAACAGGTTAAACGATGAAAACAACCCTGCATCATCTATTATTAACGTTCACTACTTTGAAGATTCCAGTAAAGATAAAAACCCACGTTCTTTCGGTTATCAATTGTCAGTGGAATTAGGTTTAGCTGTTAATAAAGAAATGGCTATTTTAACACAAGATGGAGTATAAACCCTCTGTCTTTTTCATTTACCTTTTTTTAAAGGAGGCGAAATAGCATGTTTGAAAGAATTAAATTAAGGATTATTCAAGGCAGACAGTTAAAACCATTCGCAACTGCCGCTGTTATTCAAGACCATGAAGACCGTTTGAAAGCTATTGAAAGCGGTTCTATGACTGGTAGTGAAGACACCGAAGGTTCATTAGTTTACCGTGTTAAAGCTTTGGAAACTATTCTCGGAGATACTGATGACGATACTGTTTATGATGATGCAGTATTATCTCAAAGGATCAGTGCATTAGAGGATAAGTTTAGAAGGGATTTATCTTTCACTGTTAAAGATAGTGAAATTGAACCTGCGGCTGTTGAAGGGGCTGTTGTAACTGTTACTACTGGTAAAACTGGAACTACTGGTAGTGCAGGAGGTTGTTCAATAACTGGTGTGCTTGACGGTACTTACACAGTTACTGTTACTGCCGATGGTTTTGAAGATTATTCTGCGTCAATTACTGTTGATTCTACACATACTAGTTTCAATATTAGTTTAACCGCAGTTCAGACAGAACCATAAAATTATTTTATTTTTTAATAGGAGGTTTTGACTTATGATGGAAGAGGATAAAACCTCTGAATTTTCTATGAAGGATTATTATAAAGTTTTACGTTATATTCCGAAAGCTCGTGTTGATAGGCAAGAACCTTGTCAGTTTGAGGAGTATATTGTTACTGGGGATAAAGCTGTTTTGGAAACTATTCATGGGGATTTTAATGGTACTGATAATGTGCAATTATACCTTAATTGTCATGGAGTTAATGTAGATGTCAGTAAGGTTTTACTGGGATTTAGTCCACTAGTTAATGGAAATGTAAATTTGCTTGAAGTAAACAGTAGTGATACTGAACTTGATGTAAATAATGATACCATTATTAATTTTACACTAGACAGAAATGCCCGTGCAGCAGACAAAAGTCGTATACTCACAGGCATACAATCAATAACCGTAACCTTCGGCGACAATGCAACTAACGTTGAAATATTAAACGTAGTCATTAGAAGCTTAGATTACACATACACCCTAGCAGATTTACAAGTCGCATGTGAAAACGGACAAGCATATGTGCTTCGTCGATTAAACAACATGGACAATGAAAAGCACGAAATCAAAGAAATACCAGACCTACTCCAACAATATGTTTACATGGCAGCAGGAGCTTACGCATGGCTCACACGTTGGGAATACGAAGCAAAACCAATGAAAGAACCAAAATCCGAAAGTAACAACTACGCAGATAGATTATTCGGACAAGTAGACGATGCAATTAAAAAATATCTATCCAACATTGAAAACAATCGTGATGAGGAGTATTTAAACTTAGAACAAATAGCATCTGCGGACATAACATGGGGTATTAGATGACCGAAGAATTATCAAGAGTTGTAAGTGCAATCGAAACCATTGCAGTTGCAATAAACGGTAGTGAAGACTTTGATGGAGTACCGGTTTTCTACGACACCATTGAAGTCATGCCGGACAATATGCCCGACACCTGCGTTGTATTCAAAGCAAAAGCATGGGATAACGCAGATGACAGATGTAACCTCGAAAGACAGTTAGACATCTGCATTCTCTACAACACTGATTATGAAAGAGATATTATCCTCTCTTTATCCAAATACGGAGAGGATTTAAAAGAATTAATAGACGAGCTTGTTTTAACTACCAATCTGGATTTAACATTCCTACAAGGTAGTGAAATCTACGCTAAACGTAACAACCGTGAAGATACGGAAAGTTACAAAGGCAGTAAAACTTTATTTAGTTCTATGATTGTTTTAAGTTATTCTTTGAGGTATTAGGACAATGAAATTTAAATATATTGGGCAATCTGGTGTTAAAGACTTAGATTTAGTAGTATTCAAAATTAAAAAACCAGACGAAATAATCTGCAATGGTGATATTATTGAAATACCAGATGCCGAGAAGGAATTAATCAATCGCATTCAAGTTAATGGTAATTACGAGGTTTATAATGAACCTAAAAAGTTCGTTAAACCTAAAAAGGATAAAGAAGATAAAAAGGAGGATAAATAGTTATGGCAGCAATAGCACCAAATGCTAGTTTTCACTACGGAGGATTCGGAGTTAAAGATGAATCCTTAAACGAAGACGCATATGCTAGATACCTCGTAGGAGTTCGTTTTAACAGTTTTGAAGACGGTAACGAAATCGAAACTGAAACCGACGAAGGACACACTGGTATCAGTAACTTAGATATGGGCAGTTATCGTAAAACTGCTGAATCTGCACCTAGCTGGGAAGATAAATTCAGATATAGTGAAGGTTTAGAGGACATATGGTATTTAACTCTCGGACATTACACTAAAACTGCACACGTAGACAGTGAGGAAAACACCGTTGATGGCGTATATGATTATGAATTTGATATGCCTTCCAACAGTACAACTGAACTCCCATTAGCAACAATCTACAACGGGTTCAGTAAAACTTCTTACGATGCAAGAGTATTCAACAATGCACTCTTAAACGAATTAGAAGTAACATTCAACAGTGATGATGCTCCAACAATCAAACCAACATTTGTTTCTGATTACAACAACATAAACCTTGTAAATCCAGTAAGGAGTTACCCAGCAATCAGTAACTTTGTAAAAGCTCCACAAACCACAGTATATGTCGGAGCAGTGGGAGCAACCGCAGAGGAAATGTTAGCAAGTCCAATAGACTGTTTCAAAGAAGCAAGTTTCACAATAAACCACAACGCAGAATCCCAAGCTTGTCATGCAGACGCCTTTGGTAGAAATACAAAAATCATGGGTGCAAGAGAAGTAACAGGATCCATAAACATGCCGTGGGTCGAAGGTACAAAATACTTTGAAACCGAATATGAGGCATTTAACAAATACGGACATGTAGTAAGTGAAGAAATCACTAAAAAACAAGTCTGGTATAGATGTTATGGTGGAAACATACCTTACGTAAACAACGGTACTACTACCTTAACCGGTGTGCCTTACGAATGTTTAATTAAATTCCCAGAAGTTGAATTAACAAGCGTTACCTCACCTAAATCCGGTAGCGAAGCAAAAGATTTAACTATGGAATACAAAGTCTTAGAAAAACCTACACAATCTTACATGACTGTAAGTATGGTTACAGACTTACCAGCATTACACATTGATGCAACAGGTACAACCTTATCTGCATTAAGACCTAATGTTGCACCATTCCCAACCGCATAAAGGTTCGGGAATATTTTTTTTTAATTTTTTAAATTGGAGGAAGTAAAATGGCAAAAAATAAAGAAATAAAAGCGAAAGAATTTACACAAACTAAAATAAGACTCTGCGACGAAGAACACTACTTTAAAAGATGTAGTAACAAAACTCTCCGTGAATTTGATGAGAGGATTGAACAAAAGTTCAAAGAAGCAGAACCTATTACAAAAGAATCCAATGCTTTAAACGATAAAAAAGATAGGTTAGACAGTAAAATCGACAGTATGAAAAGAAGAATCGATTTAATGGAACGTAAAGAAGACTTATCTGATGAGGAAATTGATAAAGTAATGGAATATCACGATAAATTAGATGAATACTACGAAGAGTTAGAAGAACACATTGAAAAAATCAGACTTTTCAATGAAGAAAACGAAGGATTTGGAAACGAAATCACCGATGCAATTAATCGCATAATGGCAGAAAAAGTAGAAGCAGTTGTTGATGGAATAACTGCTGATGAGTTCCTTGAAAATGCCGATGCGATTGACATGCACATTGCAGATAACATTAGTAAATACTATGAAATGTGTATGATAGGCGAAAGAGCTTCTAAAATCCAACAAGAAATAAGAGATGACTGCGAAGAGTTTCGCAAACGTCAAAAAGAAGCAAGAGGATAACACTGACATTGTCCCAAACCCTATGAACACATCAAGGGTTTGGGCAATTGAAAACATACTCTTAGAAATATACTCCCTCCTAGCTCACAGGATTAAAGGTTTGGGCTGGTCTTTAAATGACTTTTGGGAAGCTGACACATGGACAACAAGTAAACTATACTTAATGGAGTTGGCGTTAATTGAAAGTGAAGAGCAGGAGATGGACGATAAAAAAGATAAAAAAGCGGAATTTAACAATCCCGAAGTAGAAAACGTTTACGATGAGATGTTTACCGATGCTTAGATTTGAAGTTACCCAAGAAACAATCTCCGAATACTTTAAACAAGTAGGAGTAAATCTCCATGAGAATGCTCCGGAAGTTATGGAAGAGATGGGGGATATACTGGTAACCGAGATAATGACCTTTGCACCGGATTGGACTTCAAACTTATATTTAAGTGGTTTTGAAAAAGACTGGTGGATTATAGAACCTACTGAAACTGGAACAATCCTAGACATCATCTATACAGGTATGCTCTACGAAGATACCGTAGGTGAGGACATGAAAGGTTGGTTTGAATTTGGAGGTTCCAGTTACCCACCAACACCCCCTGCAAGAGATTACGCATATTATCAAGAAACTGGTAAAGATGCAAGAGCTAGTCCTAGTGGAGCTAGACATAAATGGTTTGTAGCAAGAGGGGCTAAAAAAAGTCAAAAACCAATCGTAAACAAAGCACAAGTCTATCTAGACGATATTCTAAAATCAGCTCAAAGGTAATCGTAGACAATATCAATTGGTGCAACTCCAATTATTACCTATTAGTTATCTGCCTCCATAAACGGGTAAGATACGATTTAAATAATAGTGCTTCCTCCATACCTTAAAAAATGGAGGCAGTAACTATATATGCTTTTTTAAATTTCATAATATCACATTCTACATAAAAAAATTGTATTAGAAATAAAACTATTTTTTTTCTTGATCGGACTGGTAGGTGAGAATCCTACCTAATACAATTTTTTTTTAGATCAAGAATCATTTTTATATTTTATTTAGGACATGGGAGAGTATTTTAATTGCAAATTTATACTGGTGGACAGGTTTCAGCTAAGGTTGTTTTGGATACTAAGGAATTTGATTCTGCTATTGAAAGGTTAGCAGAGAGAATGAAAGATTTCCAAAGTTCTTTGAAGAACAGTAATGCTGCTGATTTTTCTAGTAAAATTGCTGACCTTGAAAAAAGATTGAAATCTGCGGAAACTACTATCACTGATTTAAAAAGTAGGATTGAGGATTATAAGACTAAACTTAATGATTTAAGGAATAGTCATAAGAAAACCGAAGAGGAGTTTAAAGCGGTTACTACTCAATCTAAACAGTATAAGGAACAATTAAAAAGTTTAGCTAGTGCCATTAAAGATTACAGAAGTACCATTGCCAATGCTAATCAAGCATCTTCACAATTCAAAAGTTCATTAATCGGATTATCAAGAGCTTTAAAAACATTCAACACTGAAACTAATAGATTTAAAGCAGAATCCCAACAAGGTATTCGTACAATGTCTTTATGGGCAGTAGAAAACGAAAAAGTTACTACCTCCTTTGAAAGACAACAAAAGTTTATCCAATATATCCACACAGGATATAATAGATTAACTAACTCAATGGTTAGAACAACCGAAGTATTAAAAACCTTCAACTTCGCATTACTCGACGGAATAGACAAAGAAAGCATATTCTATCGTAGAACAGTACAACTTGCATCTGCAATGCAAAGAATGAACAGTCAAGGTACTGCAAACTGGGCGGGAAGAGGACAATTCGGTTACAGTCAATATGTCAGTCAAATCTCCAAATTAAACGAGGCAATGACTAGGCAAAAACAAATCGAAGCATCTATCAAAGCTCAAAAGTTAGACCAGTATTATGCGAAAGTAGGTTCTGCATCTGCTAAGTATTGGAATCAGATTAGACAAGGTACTATTAATTTAAACACTTATAAATCTCAAATGAATCAGATTAATAGTATTCTTAATCAACAGACTAGTAGAACACAGAAATTAGCATCTGCTCAATATAGGTTGTTCCAACAATACCATACTACTAATCTGAATACTTATAAAGCAAATATGAGTCAGATTAATGCTCAGTTAGAAAAACAACAAGCTAATTATGAAAAGACTGGAACTAACGCAAGGAATGCTGGAAGGGGCATAACCAGTTTCAATAATGGAGTTGTGCAAACTGCACATAGTGGTAGAATATTATCCAACACTCTCTACCAAATTAGAGGAGCATTATTATCCCTTAAAATGATTTTCACTGCAATGGGTGGAATGGCATTATGGGGATTTGCATCTCAAATAGCAGAAGGAGTAAAAGAAACATTATCTGCTAAAAACGAGATGGAAGCTCAACTCCGTCAAAACGAAAAAGTAGGCGAAGGAGGAATCGCCTATTTCAACAAACAATTAGAAGAAACCACTAAACTATTCCCAAAGATTAATAAATACAGTATTGGAGAAACAGTATCCAGTATTGGTTTAGAATTTAATTTAAATGCTAAACAAATGGCAGAATCATTAGATATTGTTTCAATGGTGCAATCTGAATATGTCAGAGCAGGACGTAAAGAAGCAGAAGCCGCATTAGCAGTAAAAGATATTCTGCAAGGGGAGTTCAGTAGGTTAAGTCGTGAAACCGGTGTAGGAAAAGAAGAGTTAATAGCTTACGGTTGGAATGGTAAAAAAGACGATGTAGAAAGCTTAATGAAAGCACTCCGTAAAGCTGCAACAGACAGACACTGGGACGTATTCGCTGCAAAAGCAACATCATTAAATGATGTGATGACAATCTTAAAATCAAGATTCAGTGAAACCGGTGCAGACATATTAAACAGTGCAACACCATTAATCGTAGGAGCATTCAACGCTCTCATTGGAGCAGTTGATAAAGTAGAAAAAGCATTCAACGGATTAAACAGTTTCTGGCAAAACTTCACTTTATTTGGAGGTTCATTATCAGCAATACTCGCAATCGGTACTGCTTTACCAATGGTCGCAAAAGGCATGGGTTTAGCAGATATTGCTACTCTCGGTTGGGGTAAATCATTATTAACCGCAGCATTAAACTTAAACAAAGCAGAAGTTGCTCAATATGGTTTCAGAAAAGCATTAGCAGCAGTAATCACTGGAACAAAAGCAAGTGAACTTGCCAATATAAGAACTTCAAAAGCATTACTCGGTAGAGTCTTAGGAGTAAAACAAGCTACCCTAGCAGAACACGGGTATCTCTCAGCACTTGTAGAAAGTAAAGCAACACTTAAAGGACACACACAAGTAGCTACATCTGCCGCAGCAGGTATGGGTAACCTCCGTCAAAAAATAATCTACTTAGCAAAAGGCGAAATTGTTGCAGATCAAGCAAGTGCCACATGGGGTAAAACATTAAAATCATTAATTACTTCAACAAAATTATTAAAAATTGCATTAGCAGGATTAATGGCAGTTGGAGTTATCACATGGTTAGCAAGTGTTGCATCATGGTGCGACACAGTTAAAAAGAATGTTGATGGTTTCAACGATGTTGCAGAAAACGGTAAACAAATCTTAAAAGATGCTGAAACCACTGTATCAGATTATGAAAGTGCATTATCAAAATTAACACAAGGGACAGATGAGTATGCACAAGCGGAAGCTAACCTTGCACAAGCAAAGGCAAATCGTGATGATATAGAAAATGCTAACAAACTTGTAAAACAATACAAGGAGCAAAATAAAGAAACTGAAAAAGCAATTAAGTTAAGGCATCAATCTGCATTAAAAGACAGTTATGTTCTCGCAGGTAAAGATTACAAAGCTGCAACTGAATTAGCAAGTGGTTACAGTGAAAAAGTTCGTTTAGGACAATATTATATTAATAAGTCATGGGAAGAGTACGATAAAAGAATTTACAGAGCTTCCCAACATGTAAATGAACATGTGGAACAATTAAAAGCAGCAGGAGTATCCACCGAAGACATGGTGAGGTACATTGATGAGTACAACATCGAAGCAGAGAACGCTGCTGAATTATGGAAAAAATTCAATCAAGGAGATATGGCTAGTGGGGCATATGCAATGCTCTCCGAGTTAAAATTAGCATGGATTGATATTAGTAACCACCCCGAAGTAGTTAAATTATTTAACAATCTTGCAGAAACATGGAAAGGACTGCAACCTACATTAAATGCAATTGTAGAAGATTTAAAATGGTTAGGTTTAAGATTAGTTGATTTTGGAAACTGGATAATGTCTAATGACTTAGGCAGAGCAGTTGTAACATGGGGGGCTTTCGGAACAGTTATCGGAGCAGTAGCTCTCAAAATCGGAAAATGGGTAACCGGAAGCAAATCCACTCTTGACGTACTCAAAACCATCGGTTCAAAATTAAAAGACCGCATTAAAGATTGGAGAGATTATGGAGATGAGGCAGAGAAAGCTAATAAGAAAGCTGGTGGCACTACTACTTCTACTGGTGGAATTAATGGTGATGTTACTAAATCTGGTGGAACATTTAAAGAACAATTAGGAACTCAACTGAAAGCAGATGCAATGAAATATGCCCGTGCAGCAGTAGCAATTGCAGCAGGAATGTTATTAATCACCGAAGCAATTGTACTGTTACGAGCACCTATGGGAGCATTAGCAGAACTCGGTTGGCAATTCAAACAATGGGAACCAGAAATCAAAAAAGGTATTGAAGGATTACAATTAATAGCTCCAACAATACTTGCATTTCTTGTTCCAATCACTGCATTAACATTAATCTTAGACCACTTTGCACCTAGTTTCACTAGTATGATTAAAGGAGGACTTGCAGCAGCTACCGGTATTGCAATAGGTATGTTACTTGTTGCAGAAGCTATCTTCATGTTAAAAGCTCCAATGTGGAGTTTATCCCAAATTGGTAAAGATTATGCTATTGGTAAAGCAGATATTGAAGGGGGGATTACTGCTATTAAAACCTTAACCGAAGCATTAGAAGCAATGGCACCAGTTGTACCTATATTCTTAGCAGGTATTGCATTAGGTGTAACTATATTCATGGCACCGGAAATAGGTTTATTAATCGCAGGAGGAGCTGCGGTAGGTATTGCAGCAGGTATGCTCCTTGTTGCAGAAGCAGTTGTAACATTAAGAATACCTTTGGAAGCAATTCGTGAATTAGGTAACAGTTTCACTGATATTGAAGGAGCTAAAAAAGGTGCGGAAGCATTAAGAATTACTGCCGAAGCAATGACCTATGTTGAACAAGGCGTAAGGGCAATGACTCTTGTTGAATGGGAGTTAATTGCCACATATGTCGGTTATCTGTTAGGACAAGCTATTAATGTGGATTTAACTGCATTAACTAACGAAGGAGGGTTCTTCGACCAGTTAAACACATTCATTACAGATTTCAACAAAGTAGACATTCAACCTATTGATGCGGGAAGAGTTGAAAACTTAAAAACCGCCTCCACTGGAATGCAAACAGTCGGAGAGGCATTAGAAAGTGTAAAAACCGCAATGGAAAACTTACCAAAAGAATTTAAAAACGATTCTGCTAAATCCATTAACGATAAATATCAAGAAAACGTCAGTGGCGAAACAACTGATGTAGAAGGATACTTCGACCAATTTAAAGAACCAATTAAACAATTAAAATCATTTATTGACGATTTCAACAATAGCGAAGACTACGCCATAGAAGCTCCAAATGCAGACAGATTAGCTGCAATACAACAAGCATCTTCAATGATTGGCGAAATCAAATCCCCAGTAGACAATGTCAAAGTAGCAATGCAAGGAATCGGTGATGCCGGTTGGGCTGCTAACATGGCACAAGGCGGAATCGGAAACGCTATTGCAGGTTGGTTTGGTGGACTCGGAGGAGCAGGTTCTGGAAACGGTGGAGGAGCAGGAGTCTACTCATCAAGCTTAGGTTCATCATTCGACGAAATGGAAAAAGTCATAAGTGATATAGTAACATTCAACAATAATGTATCCACAATCGTTGGAGGCAGTGAAGGTGGAGATAGTGGAACTGTTACTGCACTTGCAAATATGGTTACCGCAGTAGATCAAGCAATCCAAAACCTTAGTGATACACTTACTAATGCAGTTCCACAAATTCAAGGTAATGCAAAAGCTATCGGTACTGGCATTTTCAATGGAATTAAAGAAGGTATTGGAGATTTATCCTCAGCGGTTAAAGAAAAAGTAGTTACTGCTGCTACTGATGCAAAAGCTGTTGCTTATACTCATGGACAAGGTATAGGTAACAAATTAACACAAGGTTTCGATAAGGAACTGAAATTAAAAGAAGCTTCCGAAGCAGAAGTAGGTTATACTTTCCAATATCTCGATGGACAAGAACAGAACTTCTACGATAAAGGTGCTAAATTAGGTGATGCACTTAGTAGAGGTTATAAATCCAAAGGGTTGCAACAAGAATCTCCGGGTTTAATGGCAAGGAGTACACTTCAAGAGATGGTTTATATTAGTGAATCTCTTGATGACGGTATGACTATGTTACCGGAAAAAGCAATTGCACTAGGAAATGCTTTAAGTAACAACTTTAACCCACAACTTGCAGTAGGCGGTCTTTCAGTAGATGAACTTGGACAATTTGAAACCGGTTTAAATACAGTTTCGTCTATGGCAAACACTACAAACTTACAAACTACCACTGCATTCAACAACATGAACACTACCGTTTCCACCGATATGACTGGAATGACTGGAAGTGTAACCGGAGCATTCGCAACAATAAAACAAAATGCAACTACCAGTTACGCTCAAATAACAAATACAACAAGAACCAGTCTTAACAACATGCAATCCCAAACCACAAAGAACATTCAAGGGATTAAAACATCATGGAGGGGAATGCAAACTGCATTAATCCAATCAGCGGAGAACATTAGAAGTCAAACTAGTCAAAAGATAGGACAATTAGAGTCCAACATGGCTAGTTTCTGGCGTAAAGTACAAAATCCTGCTAACTTATTAGGTGCAGCAGGTAACCCATTCGCAGCTCAACATACTATTAAAAGAAGGAGTAATCCTGCAAAAGCTCCAAAAGGTATCGGCTTTGCCGGTAGAGGGGTTAATATGGGAATATCCAATAGGTTTAAATCTAAAAAGAGTAAAGCAGACCCAACAATGTTCGCAAAACTCTTTGAAGTAATTGGAAGCAATATCCCATTATTTGCAGGAGGTTGGAGTTTCAATTGGAGCAAAGACATTCAAAATGCTCTTCTTAAATGGCACACTCACTTTGGTGAAATCTACGACAAACACTTAACAGTAGGCAAATTTGAAAATGATGACTTCCCAGTGAGAGGAATTGCAGAAATAGCTAAAAACTATATCTATGATGCAATTTCACGTACACACTACGTAGGATACTTCAACTCCCGTTACGGTGATGACCCATTAGCAGCATGGAATGCAGGAGGATTCAACTGTTGGGACGGAGCAAATGTAGTTATCGCATTAGCAAACGCATTCGGTTTCGGTGGAGGATACAAAGTTCACGGTTCATGGGACGGTACACCTCACGTATGGGCAAGAATACCGGGTCTTGGAGATATTGATGCTACTGCAATTCAAGGAGGATACGGTTTCACTGCCTCCAAAGTTAAAGGTGCAGGAAGCATTAAACCTTCCAATAGCGATGGGGATTTCGGCACCACAAATAACTACAACGGAGATATTAACATTCACATTCATACTGATGGGAACAATGTCGAAGTTGATGACCGCAGAATTGATAACGAAACCGGTAGAAAAATTATTGATTTATTAGGTATTAACCCTGCCACTGGCAGATAATATACCTACAACTTTTTATTTTTATGGTGATATTTATGGTCGAAAATAGTGTAACTTTTAGTTTTATGAGAGTAGACAGATTTTTAAAAATGTTAATCAATGACAGCACCATTACAACTGACCTTTTTGATGGAGTTACAAAGAATTTCCGTATTGTATTAGCGGAAGCTTGTCCAGACAATATCAGAGATTGTATGAATGCTGATGGAACATTAGATTCAACTAAAATAACTACTTTCACTGGAACAGGTTCTGATGACGGTAAATGTGCGTTATTATGGAATGATGGAGTTAATAATAATGTAAACATTAGTATCGCATCTAACGATGTAACTTGGAATTTTGGAGATAACAGTTATTTATTAAAAGCAGCTTTCCTAGTAGTAGCTTCTACTGGTAGAGTTTTATGTTATAGTATTAATAATGCTCCGGTACCCGTTAAAACTGGTATGACATCACCTATTGATGGTATGATTTGGAGTATTGTAAGTCAATTGTATGAAGAATAATTTTTAAGGGAGATAGATTTAAATGGTTGTTGTAGAAGAGTATGCTCAAACTGTAAATGCTCAAATTAACCCTAACAGTACAACTAAATGGAATAAATGGGAAAACGAAGCAAATGCAGTAGGACATACTTCAACATTTGCAAAAGCTAAATATACTCGTTCTGGTAAAAAAGGCAGTTACAAGTATGTTTGCCCAGTATATCTCTCTGCTCATGATTTCCGTTTAAACATACCAGAAACTGCATATATTAAAAATGTTACCATTGAAGTGAGAGCGAAGGTAGATAGTTCTAAATTAAGTGTTGTAGCTCCTACTGCATGGTTTATGGTTTATAACGGTGCGGGAAAAGTAACCCAACAAAAAACCAAAGGCAAAACAGGTTGGTATAACAGCACTTACAGATATTATCAATCTAATAAATTATCCACTTCTGAAAAAAGTTTCTTCTACACTCTTAGCGGTGCAGAATGGAACAAAATGAAGTATGCTACCAGTCAATTGAATAGGACAGTAATGGGAGTTGATTTGCACTTTGAAACACCATCTAAAATGGATTGCACAAGTGCCAATGTATTAATCAAATGGGTAAGAATCAAAGTAGAATATGATCTACCAGATTACTATTTGAAATGGACTCCTAATGGAAGTCAAGTTAGTCCTGTTGAAGTAGATGTTAATGCACATTATCAATTGAAAGCAGAGTTTGGTAATCGTACGAAAGCTGATGGTGGAAATCAGAATGTATACATAAATTTACCTTTCGGTACTGTTTTAGATAGCTACTCCCCATCAAGTGCCAATATCTCATTAGTGGAAGATAATCAATATCTTTGGGTATGCAAAGGTGGAGCAGAAGCTAAAAATTACCTTACTTTGAATTTACATAACACATTCGCAGGATTAAAGTCTATTGATTCTACAATGGGAACTATCACATGGCAGAATTACATTAATGTTATTTCATTTGCGGAAGATGTAGATTACACTGAATGCCTTATTGATAGTGGCGATGTCCAACAAATGAAACCATCTTGTTTTAATTTCAGTGCAAAAGTACATTCAACCGATGGAAATGTGGTTTATAAGGTTTGTGTGGAAAACGAAAACAGACCCGATGTAAGTAACATATCTGACACTTTTAAATCAACATTCCCTACTGGAAATCAAAGGAATTTCCTTGTATCATGGGAATTATTACAATCTTCAAGTGCAGCAGGAGTAAGTATCGATTACTCTACATCAGATATGATTTCATTTAACGTTCCACCTAACGAAGATGTGGAAATCAAATTTAGAGGTTGTTTCATACCTATTAACAGTGGAGCGAACACTTTACTTTTAACTAATCTCAATGATAATTCCACTTACAGTTACAGTTATTATTCTACTCCATTTTCTGATTTAACTTTTAATATCGTACCGGAAATAATGGTTATGAACGACCATAGGATTTTAACTAATGTGGATTCCTATTATAATATTATTCCGTTTAGTGTTAATCCTTTGGATAGAGTTATGTTGGAAAAGGATTGTAATCTCAGAATGAGAATACAAGAGAAAGTACCGTATATAGGTTGTATTCCGTTAAAGTATAGTCATTATGACCCTAAATCAACTTACAGTAACAAAGGTTTACGAGAATCATATAAGAACAAAACTTACACTGGTAAAGAAGGAGTTATTGAAGAGGATATTGGTTTAAATATTAAAATGCCTCCGGCAGATGTAACCACATTGCAAGGTTTAACTAAATTAGATAAACCAGTTCCAATTAATACTGTTCAAGAAGCTTTTGAAGGGGACGTATTGAACCACAGGGGGTGGGTTGAATTAACCAAAGTAACAGCAGAAAAAACCAATCCCCACCTTTACGATGTTGATGCCGAAGTGGAATACATCACACATAACATTAATTCCAGATTTATGATTAAAAAAGGAGTTAAAATCATAGACTCCATATTAGACAGTTTAATGGGTACTGTTGTAGAAAGTGGCGATGAATTTGCGAACTATACCTATGTTAATCTTGATGGCGAAACCGTTACTAGTGATAATGGATATTTTACTGTTGATACTGATGGCAGTTACATTTACGATAGCGATGCGGTAGAAAATCAAAGAACATTAATCAGTTTAGATAATAACCAATCATTAAGCATTAAATCTGTTGAAGAGTTACCAGAACATTTTGATATTGTTTGTGAATGGTCTTCAACAAAAATACCGGAAAATCGTGAGAACAACGTTGAAAGGATTATCTACTTGCTTGACGGTGAGGGAACACCTATCCTCGAATATCAATATTACGATTTAGAGTTTACTGACGAAGCATACTACAAATGTAATGTAATGTGCAGAGTTATGACTAGTAGTGGCTGGGACATTCTCTTTACTGATGAAATTAACTTATCCGTTGATTTAGAAGCATTATCATTAACAAGAGATAGAACTACCGGTGAACTGGTTACTGACACCGCTAATCTTGACGAAGATGTGGATACTGATAGCAGTACCGCTATCAATGTAGAAGTGTATAGCTATTCAGATTACATGTACGGTTCAACTGTTCACTTCACAATGGATATGAACAAATTAACCATCATAGATGAGGGAGTTAGTGGCAGAGAATTAGCAAGAACAGTGTACCTTGATTATGCTCCACGTTCCTACTTGTTACAATTCAAAAACAAGAATGTTGATGGAGATACCAATGACGTTTTAACATTCTTTGACTTTGAAGTTTCAGAAAGCGTACTTATCTCTGATTATGAAAGTCAATATGCAGATTTAATTGTTTCCAGTTTCCCTATTGCGGACAAATTATTAGTATTCACAAGGGATAGTGAGGAAGGAACCATCTATTATTATCATGACGATGGAGGGGTATTCACTTATATTCAAGAACCATTTTACATGTATTTCTGCGGTGTAGACCTCAAAGCAAACGATGATGTGAGCATATTTGATTTAAATAACAGTTACACAATATTCTACATGCAGAATGGACTTGTAAGAATAGGATTCAACCGTTTAAACGGGGAAATATACCTTGCTAAATATGATTTCTATACAAAACAATACATTACTGTCAGCTATTTACAACTAACCAATTTTACCGATTTCCAAATTGGGGCATACAGTGATGACAAAATAGAAGTCGTAGTTGGAACAACTGTTTTCACAATGTACAGGGGACACCCTTATGTTGTAGTGAAACATGAAGATGAAGACATAAAATTCACTACTGTATGGAATAGGATCTATGGGGAAAGTGTTAATGGTGAGTCATTGGATTTACCTGCTATTTGGGAACTTGCAAATTATAATAATATGCTTCCACCGGAAATTGCTAGTGATTATATAGATGGCAGTGCATGGATTGTAGACTCTGATGACGAGAACGAAGATGCTAACATCTTCCCTACATTAAACTTAGCAAGAAGTGATAATGACACTATTTACAATAACGAAGATGTATTCTTTGATGTTAGCGGTAGCGTATCCAGTAGCGGAAGCAATGTAATCGATGAACAAGTGCCATTAGACATGGAAACTTATCAAGGGGTTATCGGAACATACACCATACAAGTAGAAACAGACCCAACTGCCCCATACCACTTAGGTTTAAGAGTCAAACCAATAATACAAATTGGCGAAAACGCATTACTGCAAGGAGTATTGGAAACCTACGATGGCGATGGAATAAGTGGACGCACAATTCACTTTTACGAAATCTACGAACTTGCACTTAAACTTGCAAGTGATAAACAGATAATCCAATCCGGAGATAAAGCAAACTTATCTGTACAATTAATAGACAGTACAGATGGAAGTCTGTTAAGACAATCCGGCGAAACAGTACACTTCTATGAAGTATACACACCAGACATAGAACTCTCCGGAGATTTAGAGATAATGCAAACTGGCGACACATTAGACTTACAAGCAAAAGTCAGAGATTCAGCTGACGGAAGTTTGATAAAAGGCGAAAGAGTACACTTTTATGTTATGGAGGACGAAGACATATGAAATCGAATAATGCAAATTTAAGAGAGATTGCAGAAATCACAGGTAGTGAAATAGAATCAACTCATTCCAACAATTATTACCTGCGTGAAATTGCGGAAAACACCGGTAGTGTAATCACTGGTGTTCATTCCAATAATTTCTACTTGAATAAAATTTCAAAAAACCTTGCAAACAACTCTTCAAGTTTATCCGAAGCTAATGCAAGGATAAATACTTTGGAAGAGGAGTTAGGCACTGCTACTGGACAAGTTGAAACTTTAACCAGTCAATTAGAAACTAAAACTGGCGAGTTAGACACTGCTAATGGACAAATCGAAACCTTACAAGGACAAGTAAGTTCATTAACTAATTCAGTAAACGGGTATAAAAATAGGGTAGAATTATTAGGAGATAAAAAGATTATTCAAACAAACGGACAAGTTAATTTAATGGCAAAAGCATATGCTAATGATGTTGCAGTTGCTAATGAAACAATATATTTCTTTGTGAAGGAGGAGTAAATAATGGTTAATTATAGATATTTAGGTTACGGGGTTACTAATGATAATGGAGTTGCACAGCTTACTCATGATGCAAATGGTGATTTGATAAGTAATGGTGGAGGTTATGTAGGTACTGGTGCCGGTGAGTTGGACGTCATTGCCAGTCTTGATAATCCGATTACTAGTGGTAGTGTGGTTTCAGATACATACCAAGTTATTGATGCACTACTTCGTGATGGTGGAACTGATTCCGATAAAAACAATAGTATGTGGAACAATACCACCTACTTTACAAGGAATACGAATGATACAACAGTACAGTACACTAATAGTGGAAGTGGTGCAGTAGAAGTTTGTAGGTTCAATAACAAGGAAGATATTCCGATGATTGTTGAATTAACAATCACAGAGAATAGTTATTTCCAAATCAGACTTGCTACTTATGACTCCAATAATGTCGCAAGATTGTATGGTTATCTTGCATTGGAAAATGGAGAAACTGGCAGACTGCAAATAATAATCGAACCAGACCTTGTTACCTATAAACTCAATGGAGAAACCATAGGTAGTGAACCAACACAAGCAACAAGTGTTAATTACTATTTCGTATTCAGATGTAATGGTGGTAAAACAATGAACTTCAAGTTTAAGGATTTATGTGCTTATCCAATTTAATCCTTTTTTTTGTAAGTTTCTTGGAGAAAGATACATTAGACAAAAAATGGTATGTTCTGCCCATCATACAGAGTATGTATGGGTGTGAGGTAGTATTATGTAACTCCCACCACTTTTGTATACAAAATCAAACATTCTGTCTACAAAAATAGTAAACTATTTATATACTCTCCTCTAAATATGTATACATGACGTCGATAAGAGTAAACGAAGAAACTCGAAAAAAACTAATTGAGCTAAAACAACAAGGCAACTTCAAAAACGCCGATGAATTGATAACTCAATTAATCAAAGTATACGAAATGTGGGACAAAAGCGAAGTCGTACGGGTGGTGAGAGAATGAAATTCTTTGAAATAACCGACTTAACAGATGACGAAAACTTTGTCATTGACGAAAATGGTAAAAAATACACTTATGAAGAAACCATCGAATTATTAAACCAATTATCCAATTAAAATAAATTTTTACCATTTATTTTCTTTTTTTTTATACACTAAACATCATATTATCACATCATTATCCTTTTTATTTTTATCATTAATTTTAACAGTGAGGTGGATAAATTTGCCAATAATCGTAGATAAATACCATAAACTAAAAATAACATTAGTAACTAAGCTGAAAAACAGAAGTAGTCTTTATTTAAGTGTTTATAAGGACAGTCATGGTGATGACGTTTGGGTTCATGATTATGTGCCGACAGTAAATGGAGATATTTGTACTTTCAGTATTGATTTTAAAGATTCATGGTTTAATGAAGGTGATGTGATTACTAAAATCCTTGCAGGGATTACAGGGACTTATAATTTATATGATTTACACGAAGGAGTTTCTATTCTTGTTGATGGGTCAGAATCCAATGTTAAATTAGTAAATAATGGAGATGTGGTGTTAGATGATAACGATGACCCAGTTTATGTAGAGAATGTTACCAATCCACAGTTTGCTTTGAATTTCGCAGACAACGAAGCACATACAGTTCAAGCAGTATTCAAAGGAAACAAGGAAATCGGTGTTGCAGTTTCAGACCCTATAATACTTCAAGCAGAACAAAGACCAGAAGTATCCCCACAAGAAGAACCATTATCCGGCACGTATGTTCTGGAAATCACAAAAATGGCTACCAGTATGAAGTATATGGAACAACCGGACTGGCAATTCAAATTAAGTAAAGGAGGACAACTTTGTGATGGAAAAACCGTTGAAATCAACTTCCCATACGGCGAGGGGGGATACAACGGAATTTCAAGTATGACAACTAAAAACGGATACATCAACATTAAATCACGTGGTTTAGGAGATTTGAAAAAATGGGAAGTGGGCAAATACAAAATCTGCGGAAGATTCTATCATTATGATGAAATAGAAAACAACAAGAAAGTTTTAACACAGGTTTGTAAAGAAATCACCATCAAAAAGAATAATCCTAAGATAGCATTTAAAGCAGCAGGGAGTAAAGGTAAGAATGCTAGATTTACGTTACAAGACCCACAAGGTCAAGCAATGGCTAATAAGAAAGTTACTATTAAAGTTGGAAGTAAGAAGTATATTAAAACCACTAACAGTAATGGAAATGCTTTCCTTGCGGTTAATAACAAAGGAAAATTCACCTATAAAGTAACTTATGGTGGAGATAAGAATTTAAACAGTAAAACATTCACTTTTGAGGAGAGGATTAGTTAATGCCATTTGTAGAAACTTATTACGATTATGAAATTCATAAGAAATGTTTCAGAGTTTCCGATTCAGCAGGATATACTCACACTACTGACACATTACTAAAAAACACTAGTGTTACAAGTGTTTACCGTAATTATTTCACAGCAGTGTTTAGTTTAGATGTTATTCGTAATCTCGGAGATAGTAAAGTAGGAATCTATGATAATGACACTTTACTTGATTTAATTACTTTCAACGAACAAACTAATAAAATTACTAATTTAAGTTATAATCTCGCCTATGGGGTAGAACATAACTTAGAAGCAAGGTATATGGGTAATGATGAATGTTTACCTTCAAAATCAATGGTTATACCATTATATCAACCTTTACCTAGTGGATTTGAATCTCAAATAATGTTTATACATGAAAGCACACCTATCGATGGAACAGAGTATAATCTTGTTAATCCAGATGACGGTTCACAGATTATGGGATTGTTACTGAGAGATGATGAGAACACTGCAATTAGAGGAGCTGATGTTTCACTAATCCTTGATGGAGAGGAAGAGAATATGATGACTGACACTACTAACAATAGTGGTTATGTACAGTTTACTCTCGGAAGCATGGAATTTGGAATACACACCTTAAAAGCAATATACGAAGGAGATTCCACATACATAGGTGTAGAAGCAGATTTAACATGGTATTTCGGTATCCAAACAAATGTTACTGTATCTAAAATCATTGCGGGACAAAAACCAAAATTCAATGTCCATGTTGAAGATTATAAAAACAATGGTGTTAGCAGTAAATCAATGAGTTTATGGAGGGGTTAAACTATGGCAGATAATACTGAAACTTATTTAGACACTGGAACTACGGATAGTAATGGAGATGTAACTTTAACATCTCCAAATGCAGTTAATAGTAGTACCAATTTCGTTATCCGTAATGGTACAGGAGTATTCGGCGAAGAGGTTGATTCAATTACTGTAACTCCACTGAGTTTAAGTAATATCCGATTATTCGCTGATGACGAAGTGGTGAAAGGAGATAAATTATTAATGACTGCACAGATAACCCCTGCTACAAGTGTTAGTGATTTAAGTGGTTATCAACTTGTTTTCAGTGGTGCGGTTACTGGAACTTACTTAACTGACCGTAACGGACAAGTAACCATATACTACACTGGACAAGGTACCGGAAATAAAACAGCAACCGTAACTGCGGGTAATTGGAGTGCATCAAAAACATTCAATGATTTATTAACATACTGGAACACACCAGACAACAAATATCCGGAACAATACACCTTAAATCAAGGGTTTAATAAACTAACACAATATTACTCATTAGACACAAGTCAAAGTAACTTCGGATATGTCTGCATTGGAGATTATTCCAGTATTGGTGATTGGGAATTAAGTTTCAGAATAATAAACAAAGTAACTGACGTATACTTTGACATATTCAGTTGGAGTGGAAATCCCCCATCAATGTCAAACATTGATACTAATAGAATGCTTTCATTTAATGCTAATGATGTAATCAAAGCAAGATGTGTCAATGGAACATTAACCGTTACAAGAAACAATGTATCTTTATTCACAAAAACATTACCACAAAATCAATATCCCGGAATAATGATAATGACTCCATTACCAACATCTGTTAATGTAGTAGGCAACAATCCATCTACTGTTAAAACATTAAATTTCAATGAATTAAAATTAATGGGGTTATAAGCTATGGAACGAGAATTTAAAATCAGAACAAATAAATTCCTACATGAAATATCTGATGACACATTAACATTTGCGATAGATCAGATGAAATGTAGAACCTTAGCAGTAGTGTATTTTAAGATTCATGCTTATGATATGAATGACGATGAGTTATTGGTTAATGGTGATGCGTTGTATGTTTCTAAGCGTTGGGTTGTTAGTGGGGAGTTTCATACTTTCTTTGAAACTTTTACATTGGACTCTAAACTTTCTAGATTGATTAAAGAGTTGTCAGTGGAGTTATGTATGATTCGTGTTGGAATTAACAATCCATTAACTTTCACTGGTGTTCGTTTGATGAATGGAGAGTATGATGGTGTGCATCATGAGTCAAGTGAGGCAGATATTATTCATACTATTGAGTTTCCAAATAATCCTTACGTTAATCTTTATTCTAGTAATACTACTGATTATTTGCAGATTATAAGACCATATAAGACTCTGATTACTACTAGTGAAATTAAAAGGGATAAATGCACTATTTTAGCTCCTCATATTGCAGGGGAGGATAATATTGATAATCCAAGTAATCTTATTTTAGAGGTTATGAATCAAGAAGAACAAGAAACAAATATTTTTAATGCTGGTTTCAAGGTGTAGCTAATGATTTCTATTAATAATAAAGTTCATAATTTTAATGATTGGACTAATCAAAAGGAGGAGGTTATTCGCCCTTCTGAAAGGATAGCGGTAGAAATATTTAGTTTCGACCATCAGTATAGTAAGTTTTTAACTATTAGTGATATTAACAGTGGGTTTAATTACAGTAAAACTAATCATAGGCATTTGAAATGTTTTGAAAGTGCTGATAAGTATACTAGTTTTGCGGTTGAAATGGATTATGAAGTTCAAGAGATTGGCGAATACCGTATCGATATTTATTATGAAAATAAGAATAAGGAAGATTATGTTGGCAGATGGAGTATGGAGTTAAACCAGAAATCTGCTAATTACATTAACACTAAACCTGTTCAGTATAAGACTGTTACCACTACTAAAAAGACTGGTAAAAAGAATAAGAAGATTAAGAAAACAGTTCCACAAGTTTCTACTGCTCATAGGATTCAAGGTAGTGATTTGAAGTTTGATGGAGAGGTAAATTTCTTAAAAAGAAAAACTATCTTCACTGACTTGAAAGAAATGGGTAAGTATCATTTGAGTGTTGAGTTACCGTATAATTGTTATTTCGTTGGAGTTAGCATAAGGAAAATAATCACATTTACCGGTGATAATCTTGATAGTGTTGGAACAAACCTCATGTTAAAAGACTGCGAAATCACATTATCTGGACAAACCAATCCAACCGAAGCAAATTTCACAATTGGATATAACCATCAATACGAAAATAACCTCACCCGTAGCGGTTTCTACATGGACTACATGGACGAAGTCAATATCTATGTCAAAGAAACAGGGGACATTAACGACACAAAGATGGTGCAAAGGTTCGGAGGATACATCAGTACCGTAAAATCCGATGATAGAAACACCAATCTCACGTTCAGTTGTGCAGACAGATTAATAGACGCAGAAAACAAATACTGCCTTGACGCATTATTCATAGCAGGTACAACAAGTCAAGACCTCGATTACTACAAACCATTAGTATTTGACAGTTACGCCGAAGCGTTAAACTTCTTAACAGATGTATTGGAAGTTAAATTAAAATCCAACATCAAAAAGAATTATGTAATCGAAGGGGAAAAGTATTCCACAGCAGTAGCAATCAAATTTGGTAAGAAAAAGAACATTAAAAAAGTAACTGTTAAAAATGCAATAGCTACTGTTCAAAATAATTTCATTACTGTTCGTAACAACGCAAGTGGAGCAAAAACACAATCCATATTGTTATACAATGGTAAAGACCATAGTAAAAAACCAATAGACATTAGTAAACACTTAACTTTCCATATGATGTATGGTTTAGGCGACCCAAAGACTGAATCTAAAAAAACAGATATTGAAAAAACTAATGACACTTCCAATAGTGCAGGTTCACAGAAATTCAGCAAGTGCGGAGTATCCCAAGATAAAAAATACATCATGGGAATTGGTATATCCTCCGCAGGAGCATTAGATAAAGTTAAAGGTTGGACAAAAACCGTATTTGAAAGAAAATGCCCTCACTGCGGTTCCACTGAATTATACTGGGGTATCTTCTATGCCGGTAACGAACATGATAACTGGGGTACATTCCCATGCACTGGAAGAGGCGAAGGAGGTTCCGCTGAGGGACATATCTTTTGTAAATCTTGTGATGCAGATTACAGTGTTCAAGGTTGGGAGCATAACGGAAGTAGTAAATACCATTTAACAAGAACCTCACCGATTATAGCATCAAGTAAATCCGAAGCATACAAATTACTGAATGGACAAATGTCCGCAGTTCCAAAATCCGGTGTTTCAGTATCCTCTGACGATGTATTAAAAAGTGTAGCGGACAAAATGAAAAAATACCGTTACGTATTAAGAGGTAACACTACATCAAGTTACAGTGCTATGAAAAAAGCAGGTGTCGGAGATTGTTGGGCTTTCAGTGATGGAATATTCACAGAATTAAAGAAACTAGGAGTATCATGTAGGATATGTCAATATGCAACAAGTGAATCCCCTAACGGCACTCATAGAAGTGTAGTGTATAAAAATGCTAAAAACCAATGGGTAAACTTCCCATATAAGAAATACGGTTTAAACAGAATGTTATATCCTACCAGTAACTGTAACCCTAATGATTATATTAAAAACTTTAAAGGTAATAATATCTCCAAAGTTACAAGTTCTGCAAGTAGCAGTACAACTACCACTACCACAGTAACCACTACCAAAGGTTATGACCGTGATAAACCACCTCAATTCTATATAGAGGTTACTTATTCTACTCAGCAATCATGGACTGCAAAGAAAAAGAAAATCAATTTGGATTTCACACTGAAAGGTGGAACCGATGACGATTGGACTGGATTAACAAACTTTTGGATTAACAATGCAATGCGACAATCCAGTGTTAATATGAAAGGTTTCTTTGACGATAACGAACCGAACAAGAGTATTTACTTGCATAGTATCCGATTAGTAGCTCCAAAGATTAAAACCACAAATAATAATGATAAAGCTGAGTGGTATACTTTCAATGACAGTACACAAGATTTCAGTAGTTGTAAGATGGATCTATACCAGATTGTCTTTGATGACAAGATGGCTATTAACCCTACTGACTTGCAAAGTTGCGGTAAAACCATAGGTAATCTACTTGATGAGATTGTGGCAACAAGTGGTTATAGGGTTAATATGACTTATGCTAAGCATAGGTGTGATGACAAGATTAATTTCAGTATTAACGACCAGTCTGAACCGGCATTTGTTGCTACCGAAGGTGATGACACTAATATTCTTGATTGGAGTAATATATCGTATAGTCCTGTTTCTACTTTAAGGAATAAATCCACTTGTGTTTTTAAGAATAAAGCGGGTAAGTATGAGTATGTGGAAACAGCAGATATTGAGAGTATTTTAAGGTATGGTGAGCAGACTACATTGATTACTCAAAGCGAACAGATTTCTGCAAAAGAAGCTTATTACATGGCAAGGAGCAGTAGTAGTTATAACCCTGAACAAGAGTATAGTTACACTATTGTTGTTCCATTCGCACCGGTTTTACAGTTAGGAGATTTAGTGCAAGTATTATCTAATTCCAAGAAGTTAAATGATATTAAAACAGTGGAAAGTATTAAAATCAAATATGATAATAACAAAATGCCACATATCCAAACTGAAATCGGTTTAAATGAATTAGAACCATTTTTAAGAATTAAAAAAGAACAAGAAAAGTTAAGACAATTAACACGTAACGAAACAACTGTATTCAGTGCAACTGCAACACCAGTAACTGACGAAGATGTGTACATATGGGACAATTAGGTGAGAACAATGGAAGATTACCAATTAAGAAAAGACATAGACAGGTTCAAATACTTCTTAGACACATTAGAAGCGGAATTAGCAAAGCAAGGTATAACTACCATCAACTTCTCTGAAATATTTAACACCATCTACGATAAATCCGAAGTAGATTTGAAATTTGTTACACAGGACAGGTTTGGTTTCGATCAAGAAAGTGCAGGTAAATTCAACTTCGCAGTTATATCTCGTGAGGTTGATGGACTTGTCTATGAAGAGATGTGGTTTTTAATCAATGCTTACTATGATTATTCAGTACAAAGGTTTATTAAAATTGATAATACTAACGCTAGTTTTGGGGTTCAATGTCAAGCTAGTGGGAGTTATCCCGGCGAACAACAATTAGGATATATCATTACAGGGATTTATTTCTGGCGTAATCCTAGTCATAGTGATACTTATTTTGATACTGTTACTTATGATTACACTGACTGGTCTGATAAAAACTATATTGGAGCTAAAAGAAACTCTGATGATAGTTGGGTTGAATTTGGTATTGATTCCGGTTGGAATAACAATTTTATGATTGATAATTTTGGTGGAATGACAATCGGAGGAGCAGGATTCGAGATAGACGGTAACGGAATCTATCCTTATGGTCGTTTAACCAGTTCTGTTTACAGTATTAACGGAGTAAGCTATTACCTTCTCGGAATATTAGACAATGCTTATCACCCTACTTTTGGAAACGATGCAGTATGGGGTTGCGACACTAACAGCAAATACTCATGGTTTATTGGTTTAAAAATACCGGAAGTTAGTTATTTAAATAAGAATACAAATAACGCTAAATTTGTTGTTATGTATAATGATACTTCCGCTGATGCGAATAACCCTCATGTATTGGATAAAACTAAATGGCATACTGTCTTTGAAGTGGATAAAGATGGAGTAAGTGGATATTTATCTTCTGCTACTGCAAGTTCTACTTATGCTACACAATCTGCTTTAAATGCAGTGAGTAATAGTCTTGCATCTACTGATTCAAGTTTAACTACATTATACAATGACCTTGTTGATTTTAACGAAGAGTTAATTTCTTTTGATAGTAGTAATACTAATTTAAAAACTGATTTGTCTAAATTGAAAAACAATTTATCCGTTTTTATTTCTAGTGTAACTCAATTAGATTCAAATTTAGGAGAGTTATCCTCTTCTTTAAACACATTAGATGTTCAGTTGAATGGTGATGCCAATACTACTGGTTTAACCACTACTTTAAGCACTTTGCAAAACCAATTAAACGGTACTAATGGTTTAGTTTCACAATTAACCACTTTACAAGGACAATTCACTAGTTTAGATGGAGATACTAATGAGTTACTAACCACATTAACAACATTATCCGGTTATTTAACCACATTCAAAGGTACATTATCAGAGTTCCAAGACCAGATAATAGAAGATTTAGGAAACGAAGTGTATGCTACTTTAAACAGTGAGATTGTACAATTATTCGGAGCAATAGCTTCCACACAACAAGACATAGATGATGTTGCCGATGGTGTTTCAGACATCAACACTACAATCGGAGATGCAAATAACCCCGCTAACGGTACAATCCGTAAAACAATAAACGATGTATCTTCAACAGCTACAACAGCAAATAATCAAGCAACAGACATAACTAAAACAATTTACAGTGGAACTAATGGAACCGGTACAAAAGCAAATCCTGCTAGTGGCACTGTAATGAGTAATTTAAATCAAGTGCAAAATACAGATATTCCGGAAGTGCAGGATATTCTTTATGGTAATGGGTCAGCTCAAAATCCAGCAACCGATTCGTTATTAGATGTGGTGGATACAGTAGATAGTGGATTAACCACTGCTAACGGGCATATTGACACATTACAAGAAAAAATGTATAAAGGAACCAGTTCCAATAATCCCGGAACTACTTCCAATCCTGCAACGGGTACTTTAATGAAAGATATGTCCACTGCTAAATCTAACATATCTACTGCTCAATCTGAGATAGGACAGTTAAGAACTGATTTCACTGGGCATACACATACTGCACAAGAAGTAGAATACACTGATGACAATTGGTATAACGATGAGATTGCTTCAAGTCAAAATGGACATTATTATAATGCTAATAACGAGGATATTACCGCAGGGGTTAAGGTAAATCTTGATACTGCTATTGATAAGATACAAACTAAGGTTAGTGGTAAAGCTCCGTTAAGTCATACTCATACCACTGATGACATTAGACTGGCAGGTACACAATACGCAATTACAACTATGCTGAATACAATGTATAGTTATTATCAACAGCAAAGCAGTGCTAGTCAATCATGGAGTGGAGATAGTCAAAACCATGTTTACGTCAGAAATATCATATGGGATTCTAATAGAAGCGAGTATAAAGTTACTGAGGATATTACAGACAGTATAAGTTACGGAACTATACTTATTTTAAATGTTGCCAGTACAAATGCAAATCATTATGGAGGACATGATCTATATTCATTTTATAACAATGGAGTTAGTATGAATGTTGTTTCTAATGCAGATATGGAGTTGGCAGATTATTCTACTGTGATGTTAATTTATAGTGGTGGGGGGGCTACTAACTCTCCGATGTGGATTCCTATTTTAATTGATATGAAGTTATGTTTAACAGTTGATTCTAGTTTGGTGGTTTAGATGGCTAAACGAAAGGAAGATAGGCATAGTGGGTGTTGTTATAGATACTTTTGCACAAAAGAAGATAAATGGTGTCCTTATTTAAAAAATAGGAGGCACACATGTAATGAGTATAATGAGAATTATATGTATAAGGTGAAAAGATGAAATGGAAAGACATTGTAACAAATGCAGGAATTGTTAAGAAAGGTGTTGAGAAGACTGGTGAAATGCCTTCTATTAAAGGGTATTCAGTAGCTCAATTGTGTTATATCTTTGGAGAGGCAGTTAGGACTCCAAATAAAGAGATTAAAGATAGGAAGGTAGAACCTTGTCCGGATTGCACTGGTAGTGGAATTGATAGGAATTTAACAAGGAACGAATATCAAAAACTTGCTAAATATACTAATGATTGGATTCGTGATAGAGGTGTTGCACCAAACTATACCACTTATCAAAATTATATGGTAAGTATAAGATTACAAACATATTGTTATGCTAAAATTATTGTATGGTTCGATGAGCATTCTAACACTTTACCTAATACTTGTTGGTTTAAGAATAGTGTTTTTAAAAATACTTCAAGCAAGAGTTCAAGTTCAAGTAAAACTTCAAACACATCTACATCAACCAATAAAAAATACGGACATGCAACCAAATCCGGCTGCGACAACATGGGACAAAACACCGGATACTACTGTGCATGTCATAGTCTACAAGAAATATTTAGAAACCTCTACAACATAGTAGTACCTCAATCAACAATCGCATCATGGTGCGGAACAACATCTGCCGGAACATCACACAACGGGATTAAAACAGGTGTAGCAGCATTCAATAAAAAGTATGGTAAAAAACTTCAAATCACTGAAAAAAGTTTCACTGATTTAGGTTGGAATGGTATTAAAAAGATTGTTGAGTCTAAAAATCAAGATTGTATTATCCACAACCTTTATCGTAACCAATGGGGGCATTATGAAGTAGTAAACAATGTTTCCAGTAATGTTAATGTGCAAAACAGTTTAGGTTCAAGTTGTGGTAGTTGCTACTGCGGATACATTGAATACCGTACTCAATCAGAATTTAGAAGTTACATAAACGGAATAAGTCAAAAATCCATACTCGTATTAACAAGAGGGTGAGAAGACATGTCAGCAGAAGAAAAAGTAGATAGAATAGCTTTAATGAAAAAATTAGAGGGAATGCAAGAAAAATTAAACGAAATCTACGAAAAAGAAGGGGCAACAGACAGAGTTATAGAAATGCAACTCGAAATCAACGAGATAAGAAACAGGGAAAATATCCCAGATACAACTGAACTCGTCTACAAAAATTTCGTACAATAAGTGATAACTACATGGTATAATATACCAGTAAAAATAAAATACCATATGGGCAACAGGTATATTTTCATTTAATTACTCCGAAATTAAATAGAGGTATCTGACATTTATGGAAGACGGGAAATTTCTATGATTTCGCCCTATCCTAGAAAAAAAACTCCCCTCTTCCATAATACCATTTCGATTAAATTGTTGCTCATTTAGATGATCTAACAACTAAAAACTTATTGCAAAAGCAAAAATTCATTTGAAGAACCTATTTTCTATAAAAAAAATTAGGCACACCTACCGTTGTGGGTGTGCCTTTTTTTTATTCGACCATTCTCTTAGTCTTGCCAGTGTGTTTTAAAGTTTCTTAACTCGTATAATACTTTTTCGTAACTGCCTTCAAATCGTAGACCTCTGTCATCAATGTATGCTACTGCACCTACTTTTCGGTCTGTGATTAAGCTGAATGGCATGTCGTATTGTCTTAACCATTGATTGACTTTTTTCTTATCTCTTACTGTGAAGATTACAATGGTGTATTCTTTGTTTAGTGTTTCTAGGAATTGTTTTGCTCCTTCTCGGGGTTCGTATAGGTAGTCTTCGTTTACCCAACCTTTGTAGGTGTTTAACACTCCATCGAAGTCTATGCAGACATTAGGTTTACTCATCTTCACATCTCCTTAACATTTTATCGTTATGCTCCATCTTATCTCTTCGGATTTGGAATTTTAACCAACCGGATTCTTTAAAGAATGCTATTTCATCTGGGAATAAACCAAACACTCTTAATATTTCGTCCATATAAATCTCATAACTCATTCTTATCTGAATACTGATTATATCTCGGTCATTTAATCGGACATGTACAATATCCGGTTCAAATTTTTGTTTGATGTACTCTTCAAATTCCGGTACTGCATTATGATCGTGCTATATTTCTATGATTCTACGATTTATCATGTCAGCAGTGTAGTGTGTGTTTAAGTAGTATTGTGCATGTTTCCATTCGTTTTCATGGAATTTATCAAAGGTTAATACTGGCAGTTCATCGTAGTTATCGTGTATACTGTAACCTACTAGGTTGTCTGTTAATACACTTGCTTCGGTGTAAGGGTCTGCTCTATCAAACCTTATAGGGATTATTTGTTTTAATCTATCATAATGTAAATTCATATTTTATAACTCCTCTTCAATTAACCAATCTGCCTCTCCATTAGATAAACTCATAACTTCTTTTTCTAATTCGGCAATCCTTTTCTTTAAATGGTAATTTTCAACATGATAATTATTTAACTGTTCTATTACCTCATCACCACTCATACTGTTCTCATAAATCTCTTGACAGTAATCGTCTTTGGCACATTGTTCTATCTCATCTTCCGTATACTCATATTCAGGGTCGGAATATCGTTCTCGGAAATAATCTAAACTTCGTATTTTTGTTTTATCTGCGATGTAGTATAACTCATCTAAATCTAATTGGATAAATCTGCTTTCGGTTGTCATTGCATAAACTCCGCATTGTCTATTGTCATTCCGTAATGTTCATAGTATTTTTCTGTAATGTTAAGATATGCTTTAATGTACCTGCTTCTCTCTTCATTTAAGTTGTTTAATTCTTTACAGATGTTTTCTGCATCACTTTCGCCATTAGCAGTACCTATGACCCGGTCATCGCCATATTCGTCTTGTCTTGTTTTATCAAATATATCATATTGATAACAGTGGCGATGTTTATACTAATATTTTTCATTACTCATTTAACTCCTCCAATTCTGCATTTAACTCTTTTAATCTTAAACGTAAACTACGATTCTCTGCTTTAAATGGTGCAGTAAATCGTGTAGTTACTGGGTCAGAACACCATGGTTCTACAAACCTTAATCTTTTATGAATCTTATTGATTTCGTCTTCAATGTTTTTCTTTTTTTTCTCACGATCTCCGTAGACTATTTTTTCTAGTTTTGCGAGTCTTGTTTCTATATCTGTCATTCAAATTCCACCCTTGTAGCATCGTTTGATTGTTGTTGTAGAAATTTTGAAAAGTCTTGTATTAGTAGGTTTTCACTTAAACTCATTCCGCCTAAATGGAGGGTTAAGTAGTTTCTTGTTTCTTTTGCAATCCATTTGTAGTCAATTTCGGTCATACATCTATCTCCCTATTTTTACAAAAGTTTTTCCATTGTCTTTGGTAATGTTTGGATAAGTGAGAGCATATTAAATCGTCTGCTTCGTTTATTACTTCGATGAATATTTTGTATTGTTGTGCATCAAGTTGTAATTCTTTTCTTAATTCTTGATTTACAGATTTTAATTTCTTATTTTCTTCTGATAATTCTGTTAAATGTCTTGATTGCCCATTCAGAATAGTTAATACTTCTGTGAAACTATCCCAAGTCATATGATTACTTGTATTCTCTATTTCACCATTATTATTTATGATATATCGTTTTTCAGTCATTAAGAATCTCCTCCATCTGCCTTGCCATCTCCTCACTACCCAAATCATCAATTAACTTTTCCAATAACGCTAACTGATTACTACGATAAGCTAATGTTTCTTGCAACCGTTTATTCTTTGTTTTTAATCGTTTACGGTCATTTAATAATGAACATAATACTTCTGAATTTGGTTTAGAACCATAAGATTCAAAAGTGAAGTTTCCATCACTGATAATGTAGACAGGTATGTCTACAAGACTAGAATCTGTGTTTATGATTTCAAAGGAGTTTCCTATTCCCATGTTATTGCCTCGTCAATTTTCTTAATTAAATCTTTAAAATCTAACTTGATTATCTCATCTAATGGAACAGTAACTCGTTTATTGTAGATTTCCGGCAAGTCATGTATATCCCCGTTATAATTACCTGCTCTCACTACTCTTTCACTTGCACCGTCAAATGCTTCCAATCCACTGATAGATACTAATTCGTGCCTAACCTCTTCCAAACACTTAATCAGAATATCCACATCTTCAAAACCTTCAACTAATAAATCAACAATCTCTTTTTCGGATAATCTTTTGTCATTCTCATAAACCACTGGATTATCACCATCATAGTATCGTACTTTAATATGCCTATTTGCCATTTAAAATACCTCCTTCGTTATATCTCCAATAATACTCTCTTCCACCTTTAAGACAAGTAAGATTTTTATCCCTATCTTGCCATTGCCTAAGAAATTTCAACATCATATGACTATCTTTATAAATATCATATTTGTATAATTCATGTCTGATCCTACTGGTAGGACATGCTAAGGGTTGGCAGGAGATTATGAGTTCTTTAATTATTTCTATTAGTTCCTTGTCAGTTATCATAATTAATCTCCTTTTAATTGAGGTACAAATGCGACATATCTGTCCCTGCTTTTAAAGGGATAAGAATCTATAACCCCTCTTTCACACAAGATTGAGAATATACTTGTTACTTCCATTTCTAAATCTCGTTTGCCACCGGTACACATCATGTTATATGGGTGTCCGTTGAAACTGTTGATTTGTAAAGCATGACTGATGGCGGTTAATATTTCAAATATTTCGTCAAAGTCATCTAATGCTTTGTTGAAGTCTTTGTATTCGTATCTGCTGATGTAATCTCTAAATAGATTGTCTTTGTTTAAGGGTGTTTCTTTCATTGATTCACCCATTCCAACATCACTATTAATCATTCATATCCACTTCCATTGCAGTTATACAATCCATATCCACATACACTTTTCTTTTACCACCATTTCTAATATCAATCCCAATAATATTAGTTTTAGTGTCTATTATTATCCAACGACCGTATATGTATTCATTAGCGAAGTATACGGTTACCATTGTATCTAAATGTTTTCTTGCCAGTTCTACAATTATATCTAATTTCATATAAACCCCTTTTTTTAAATTATTATAATAAATAAGTCAATTATTAATATTTGAACAATAATTACCATTTCAATAAGGATTAATGGTAATAACCATTCAAATAAAAATTTATCGAGTTTCATTCTCATACAACTCCCTTAACCTATCCAATATTCCCTTATCTGATTTACAAGATTTTTCCAATGCTTTGAAAATATCCATACTAACATACATAGTAGCAGGGGGTAATAACGAACTTGGGATTATAGTTAAACCAGTATTAGGTTTATAATCCTTCATAATCCAAACACACTCCCTCATGTAAATCATGATCTTTACGACAAACTTCAAACTCCTCATAACCATCGGCAGTGCTGAACTCATCATAGTCATGGTATTGGCAGTTACTACAAGCAATGTCTTTTAACTCTTCAAAACAGTTTTCTAGGTATTTGCGGTAGTCGTGATTCATTTTTTCGACTTCTGCTTCTAATGGGTGGTTTAAATGTACTCTTTGAATTATCCTATGTCCAGTCCCGTTGTGAGTATCGATTAATAGTTTCCAATCGGGTTCAATTCTAACGAGGTATCGTGGTTCAATGTAATCTCTTAGCAGTGCTTTACTTATTCTCATTTTTTGCCTCTTTTATTATACTTCTTACGAGCATTCATTCTCTTTTCCTTTAACTCATCTCTAATTTTATTCCAGAATTGTTTTTCAATATCAAAAATTGTTTCATTTGGGTAATATGTGCCATCGGTTTCCCATTGCATACTATGAAGATTCGCCCAGTAATTAGGGTATCGCTTAAACACTTCGTACAATTCAGATTTCCTTTGTAAAGGACATAACCAACAATTGAAATGACTATGATGTTCATATACTCCTCCGAAATTGAAACCATAACTTTTGCAGATTTCCAATGCTTCGGAAGTAGTAATCCCTGCTTCTACAAGAGGGTAACAAACATCGTAACTGGAATATAATTTTTTATCAGTTCTCTGCTCCTCATCACTACAATACCCTATGTATTGTACAATTTCCCCCCCCCATAACGGGATTTGAGGTAATCTCTCATTTTATCTCTCTTGCAACCTGTACACCATCTGTTAAGGAATGATGGAAACCCCCATCGTTGGAAACCTTTATCTAATTCATCAGTAATGTCTAATTGAGTTATATTGACATTCAATGTTTTTTCAACTTTCTGGATATGTTCTTGTGCAGATTTCCAAATCCAACCTCCCACATCGACATATAGAATTTCATCTAATGGTAGATTGTTTTCTAATATGTGAATGAGCATTGCAGTAGAGTCTTTTCCACCACTGAAACAACAAATGTATTTCTTTGTCATTTATATCATTTTCCTGTATCTTTTTTGTCTTTGTTTAAATTTCCTACGAGCATACCAATCCTTAATCCACTCTATAAGTTTCATTCCGGTTGCCTCGCCTCATAATATTCACATTCAGTAAGAACACATTCCATTCCCATATCACATGTTCCACAAACACTATTCCAATAAACACAGTCATCTACTGATGCCGGTCTTTCACCATAAGACATTTGCCCATATTTATTGAAATATCTAATAGCAGAAACCAATTTTTCTTTTTGAGCAGTGGATAAATCATTAGTGTTAATTTCAAGTATAGGAGCGAACCATAATCTGCTATCTTCCCAGTGTGATAAATGCCTAAATCTTTCATAGTAATGGTTCATAGTGGAGGCAACTCCTACTGCAACTTGAAATGGCTCTCCAAAATGGTCTGCTTTACCGTTTTTATCAATGTAAACTCTGAATTTCAAATCTACTGTATCCCCTACATCAAAAGGAGGATAAAAATTAATCTCTTCCTTATGAGGAGATACTTCTAACCTTTTATTTAACACATCATTCCAATGGTCGTTTAAATCATTACATAACCTTTCATTCTCTTGTTCACTGGCTAACAGATTAGGTTTATGATTGAAGAGATACCAATCTTCAAAAATCATTTTAAATAAATCGTACATTTCCTTTTCACTGGAATTACGAAGTAAATCTTTATAGTTTTTTAAGAAGGTTACAACCCAGTATTCGTTACGGATTAATGGAGAGAATACTTGTTCTATTGTTAATTGTTCAGTCATTCTAAACACTTCCTAAAAAACTTTTCATAATCAAACTCCTCTTTACTATTATAAAAAATAATAATCCCCTCATGACTCAAATCCACTGAATCAGGATTATTCTTAATCATAGCAATTATGTCGGTTTGTTTTTTAATATCTCTTGTTAAAATTTGATTTTGACATTGTAACTGGTAATTCTTTTTATCTAAACTTGTTTCCCTACTGGAACCTACTAATAATCCAAAAAAGAATGCAGTTACTGAAACTGCTATTGCAGTAATAACTCCTTCAATCATTTTTACCCCTCATCTTTGGACAAGTAAAATCCTTATCAACATTCTTAACAAAAATATGTCCTCGTTTCCTTTTGTACTCATTAATCTCATCTCTTAACAAATACAATAACACTTCTTGATTATTCTGACACCTTGCAATTAAAATAACTGCAATACTTAAACATAAGTTCCAGAAAAATAAAATTACAATCATGGGTTCCATTATTTTAACCTCACATAATCAATATTCCTATATGGAATAATAACCATTCGACCACTCTTAAAAATAACAACACAATGGTCTTTACATTCAATCTGATGTAAAAACTCCAATGACAATCTTAATTCCCATTTTCCACCCCAGTAAATCTCAATACTCTCATAATCATGGTTACCTTTCATATTCACTATCTCAAAAATTTCAGTGAAATAATTCTGATCTATCTGATTTTTTGAGATTACATCTGTTAAATTTTGTATCCGTTCACTAATTTTTTCTAACATAAACACTCATCTCAATAATATTTAGGATTCGCTCTAATCTCCCTTAACAAATTAGTAATCACCAAACTATAAGTCCTCCAATTCAAATCGTACATCTTCCACAAAGACGTACGCTCCACACGATAAGTATTATTAATCGATTTAAAACAATACAATATCAAAATAGCTATGACTACTTCCTCTTTGCAAGTATGACAGAGATTATTAACTCCAAAATGTTTCACAAGATAATGAACATCTTCTTTAACAACATCTTTATTCCGGACATTGTTTAACACCGCATCAACTACTCTTCGTTGTTGATTACTATAATAATTCCGGTTAATTTCTGCTCTGAACCCTTGTGAAACCAATTCATCTTTCGCAATATTCGTATCACCATACTTTTTCTGATTTTTTTCTATCCTATAATACTGTTTGCTTTTCATAGGCGTACCCCAACTCAAATAATATTTTTTCAGCTGTTTTATCGCCCACTAAATCCACAGTCATTAAATCTTCTTTGGTAACGTTCATCAAATCTCTATGTGTTCGGAGATGTAGTTTACTACAAATGGCTTCGGCTTTCTTTTCAATTCCATGAATACTGGATAAATAATTCATTGCAGGATTACCTGTTTTCTTACCGAATTTATACATGAATGGTTTACGCATGATAATTTTACCTGCTTCTCTCATCATGAAATCAAAAGCTTGATACTTTGTTTGAGTTTGAACAACAGTAGTAACCATATTCAACTCACTAATAGCACCATTAACCTCTGCAAGGGTTGTAGTTAAACCAGTAGAATAATATAAATCATTCAACTGTTTTTTCAAATCTTCACATTCCACCACTACAAAAGTATAATCAAACTCACGGATCATATGGTAAACTTGATTATGTAAGTGGTTAGTTTGGTTATCAATACTGGTTAGGAAATCTCCACCGGTTTTATATTCAAATGCAACCTGTACTCCATTTTTCCCAGTGAAGATATAATCCCCCGAATCTAAATGCTCTATGTATGGATTGAATGGAGCATATTGCTCCATTGCATAATCCTTACGAGCAGTTTCCCTGTCATCAATAGCAACACTTTTTATTACCGGTGTGTATGCCTTAGTATTAATCTTCATTTATCTCATCTTCGATTAAACTAATAATTTTATTTGCTAACTCCTCATTTTTTTCATGAGTTTTATAGAAACTAACTAACACTATTAATTCGTCAGTAGCATGGTCTTTTATCACAACACTCTTTGGAGTATTCATTTGAATGGATTTCCCAGTGTTTACATGTCTTGGTTCAAATCTATCGATTTTAATAGTCATTCCTTCTCACCTAATTTTCGTTTTATGTCTTCGTCTTTTACAAAAACTATCTTATCTCCGATGTGTACAACAGATAAGGTTTTATGTTCGCTTCCTTCAAGCAAAACAGCTTCTCTACCATAAATCGTGATAATTTTAATCACCTAATGTTGTTTGTGCGGTATCCCTACCTACTTTCAACTTTTTACCCTGCTCCACCTCTGCATAACCATGAACTTCCACCTTTTTATGTATTTTTTCACTAAACTTCTCGGCAGTAGCTTCGGCTTTACGAGATAAATCCTTCTCGTTTTTTGCAGATATGAATGTGTAAAATACTGCTAGATATAATGCCATAACTTTAATCCCCGTTCTTTTTATCCTTTAAATCTTTTTCTTCAAACTCTTTCAGTACATGTTCACATGCTAATTCCAGACGAGAAGCTAATGTTTTATTGCTAGTATCAATGTAAATAGTTGCTAAAACACTATCTATCTCAATTTTATGTCTTTTAATCATCGAAAAACATCTCCCTTTGATTACAACAGACATGTTTCCTGTCTTCATTAATTTTATCCATCAACTCTTTTCTTAACTCGTATAACTTTGCTAATCGGACATCAACTTCTTTTTTATGATGTGAAAGCTCATCAATTTTATAATCCAATATAGCTAACCGTACATAATCATAGTTGTTCATTCTAACATCACCATTAACAGGAGCATTAATAGGATTATGCAGATTATGTTTGTCATGAAAACACTTCCATTGCAAGGTATAATCCGGTAAATCCTACTATTATCCCTAATAGAAATTCAATCATGGTTAATAATCACCCATTAAATCGTTTAATGATTTTCGTTGTTGTTCTATCTCCTCACGGGTAGGAGGAGTATAAGACTCTGACACATAAACCGCCATATGAGTATCGTCTAAAAACTTACGGATTAACACTTTATCCTTCGGTTTAATACCTTCAAAGATACAACGGTCGCTGATTGCCACTTCATATTGACTGGTAGGTGGAGGACTCGCATGACTTTCCACCCATTCTTGAAACTGTTTTCGAGGTAATGTTTTTTCCACAACACAACGTCTACGCTTAGTATCCACTGCAATAACCTCTTTAACATATTCATATTTGAATTTCATTTCCATGATGTTAATGTTACCTCCAAAACCTTCTTTTTGGATTTCATGAAACATCTCCCAGTCTTTCGGAGCATTACAGTGTTGTTTAAACACTTCGTCCAATTCTTTCATACGGTGCATGTACAGTTTACCTTTATCGTAATCCCATACCCCGATAATGCAAAAGTCATTGTTTTCAGCGAAGTCTTGTAATGCTTCCCATAAACCATCGGATATATCGTAAGGTTTGGTGTAGTATTTTTTACTACGTTTACCTGTATGCCAGTGATCCATTCCTAACTCTACGTATGCCATTGTTATCACTTTGGTAATTCAATGTCAGTATTGTTGTATTTGATTAAGTTAATTTTTAAATCAATTATTCTTTTTAGGAAGCTAATTCTACGATTATCATTGGCTTTAAGGAACTCTAATTCTTTTTTCTCTTCAAGTAAATCAGCTAATTGTTCATCAGCATATTGCTGTCTAACTTTCTGATTATTAGCACCATAAAGAGCATTGAAATCTATTTTAGATGCAATAGCTTCCATTATAATCCTATCTGATTCCAATTGATAAATCTCTTCAATGTCTACTAACCTACGATTAGTTTTATCTAACCAATCAATACGGTCGCTCCACTCTCCAAAATCTTTAACCAAATCAAATGAAACTCCTAACTTTTCAAAAGCAACTTTCACTTCATGTAACTGTTTGGACATATCATTCAACTTATCCACTACACATTGTAGGTTAGGTGCTACGGTATCGTCTGGAATATAAACAATCCCTTTACCGTCCTCTGTTAATTTATACATATCTGTCATACTTATCCCTCCATTGGATATAATAATCCGTATTTGTCCATTAGACTTTTACGGTGATTTTTTAATTGTTCTATTTTAAAGTTAATATCTTCAATCTCTTTTTTATCAGTCATATTTGCTTTTTTAAGGTTTAGGGAATTGATTGTTACATCAATCCCTCTAATACTCTCTTCAAGGTGATTCGGCATTTAGCTCCTCCTCAACCTTCTTTAATTCCTCTTCCATGTACTCATCAAATGTTTGAGGTACTTCGTTAGAAGTAGCAGTTAATTTAAACTGCATATCTTTAAATTTAATTTCAATAAAAGCTTCGGTGGTTTTTTCAGCTGCCATTCGGTTCTGTAAACAAGTGCAGACCCATACAAATGGCATGTTCATAATATCCGCCAAATCATTTAAATTGTTAGTTGATTCGTTCATTGTCAATATCTCCTGTTTGCATAATCTCTTAGGAATTTAGCGAAGTTATTCGCATTTTCATTATCTTTATACATTTCATGATACTTGCGATGACATTTCTGACATAATGCAATACCATTACCGTCATCAGTTGCTAAATCTTTATACTTTGCCAAAGGGAAGATGTGATGAACTTCTAAATGTCCTCCACCGTCATCTCCACAACATTGACAAATACCCTCCTGCCCTTTAATCTTTTTTTTCCAGTTACTCATAGCAGAAGAGGTTCGTAATTTTGAAACTGACTTGTCTACTTTAACGTCTTCGTCTGGATCATTGTAGACATTAATTATTAAATCACCATGAACTGTTAATCCATCAATGTTAATCACTCTCCTAAACTATTAACAATCCCGTGCTTCTTTTTTATTTCTGGTAGTAGTGTTTCGTTCCAGTCGCATTGGATTAATTCATCACGGATAGTACGTGCGTCTTCTAGTTTTTTGTAGGTTCCGGCATTGACTCTTATTGTGTGTCTGCCACTGCGGAATTTTTTTTCTACACTGTAATTCCCACTTGCCAATCTACTGATGTATTTGTTTTTATGTGGACTTTTTGAAGGTATTTTAAAGGATATGTTGTTGTCGTTTAGGATTTTACCGAGTTTGAGCTTGTTCCAGTTATTTTTGATTAGTTCTCTTCGGACTATCTTTGCTTCGCTTAGGAAATCGTAAGTTCCGAAGTGGACGAGTTTTCCGTTTACTTGTTTTTGTATTACGTATGCTCCTTTAACTCGGTAGATGTATTTTTCTGGAAGTTTCTTTTGTCGAGGGGTTACTCCCATTACTTCTTTGAGATTGGTTTTATGTTTGATTAGTGCTTCCTCCAATCCCATTCCGTTTCGTAAGTCTTTCATTAGTGCTTTGTTCATTTATTCCCACACTCCTATTTCAACTGTGATTAATGGGAATCCATTTATCTCAAACAGTTCTTCGTCAGTGTGTAAATCTTTAACATAGACTAGATAATCTCCATCAATTATTAATCCAGATGGCATTTTATCGCCTCTCCCATGCAAATATCTTCGCAGCACTCACACCTAGTACATTTTGTTTTATCCCATGTAGGGTAACCATCAAGTGAAGGTAGGTTTAATGCACCAGAAGGACATAACATAATGCACTCATAACATTGACTGCATTTTTCATTATGAAACTCAAAAGTTACTGACATTGTTTCAACTCCTTAACAGCAAGTCTACATGTTACAACATTCCAGTTTAACATTTTACAAACTTCAACTGCATGGATAGCTAACTCCTCAGTTGGAACATGTCCTATGTAATGCCTTTTACCATCAATTTTCTTACTAATATAATATCCAGTATTATGTTTGTAGTAGTATATCGGTCGTGAAGGTCTTTTTTTCAAACCATGTTTCTGCTTAACCTCACTACTTAACTTCTGGAAATTCTTTTTAGATAAATCATATTTCTTACGGAGTTCATCATTAATCAAAGCAGTGTCAAGATAATCCCTTTCAAAATCATCATAGATATTACTAAAATCATCTTGAACTCCTTCAACAATCCTAAAATTCATTGCAACCGCCTTTTCAATAATACCTTTGTAATGTTATGTTCTCGTTTTCTTAAACTACGAATAACTTCCAAACATTCGTGTTCCTCGACAACTAACTGGTTTAAATCCAAACCAACATGAACATCAGAAGGGTAAATGATGGGATTACCCAAAGCATTAACCTTCCCATCATAATCCCCATTCCGAATCTGCAATGAAACAGATCGGAACAATTTTATCCGTTCACGGATTCTGTCCAACTCACACAACTTGAAATAAATCTCTCGTTCAACCTTATGTAAAGGTTCACTGTAAATTTGTCTAAAAGGACAGTTTCTTATCCCTATCCCGCATTCGCTGCATTCTGGATAGTAACAGTTTCTGCTCCTCATTGTACTCATCTTCGTCGTTTACATTAACTTCGTTTATTTCCGGATATAAAAATTCAAGGAAATCGTCAAATTTCACATACATGCACCTTGACTGTGAATTGTTAATCCTTACATTACCATAACCCCACCCTAGTAATTGAGCGGTTGATGGTATACTGTAACACTTGATATTATTTGCAGTTAAGACTTTACGAAGTCCACTGGTGAAACAAACCTCATCGTATCCGCCTTTACTGTTATGATGCAAGACCATATACGGTAATAGGTGATTGTTCACTACATGATGAACACGTTCTTTGAAATCCATCGCTTCTTTAACAGCATCAGTGTAGTCATCAATAACAGGATAACCAGTATCTGATGAATACTCTTTGATTTTCTTTGTTTCACGATTAATCTCATTAATAAAGAACATACGAATCTCTTCGGTTTCCTCCTCATCAATGTCATCGTTAGTAACAGACTCTGCCCAATTTCCAATCCATACCGGAGGTTCCATATCACAAAGCTGATAAGCATCTTGGATTAACACATTAGCAAGACGTTTCCAATCATACTGTAACAGGTTCACATCACTGCTAATACGATTTACAACATAATTTGCCAATGGTTTTAAATCATGGAATTTGCACTCAGCAGGATTATCCATTTTAAAATATTTCATAAAAGCTTCTTTTTCATCGTCAGTTTTACGCTCATTATGACTGTACAATATCTGCACAAATCTACGAGGCAAACCTTCAACATTAGGTAACGGAACGTTACTTGCAAAGGATACCATTGCTAATGCCAGTATGCTTTGAATCCTGTTACCCAGAAACTTTTTACGAGCATTTGTACGTTCCACACATGTCTTTAATAGTGGAGGGCAAGATTTACTTTCAAAAGTATTTTCCGGTTCGCTAACTACAATACCAAATGTGAATTTACTAATAGCTTCGCCTATACGAGGTACAGTGTCAAATTCAGTTCCACCTATATCGTTAGTGTTCATATCCGGTTGTCCATAGAAATATAATCCTATACGGGCAATAGTGGTCTTACCACTTCCACCTTTACCGAAATGATACATATAAGGTACAAGTAACTCCAAAGGTTGTCCGAGTTGTTTTTTCGCAAAACCAAACGGTGCTATCAGTGCATGTTTCAAAGTGGTAGCAAGTTTATCCTCGCTACCTACAAAGAAATGACTTAACTCGTCAATCAAATCCAAAGACCCTTTAACACCAATAACATCAACTGGTTTCAACTCATAACCCACAATCTTCAAAGAATCAGTATTAGTATCATAATAGAAACCCGGAGTTTCAATTTCATTCTTGATAACTGCTAAATCCTCATCAATAACAATCTGAACAATAGCTGACAAACTACTCTTCAAATATTTTGGAGATACAACATAAGCATGATCTATCAGATATTGTTCGATTTCCGGTAAAGTCATTAAGTCTGTTTTAAAGTAGTTACGGTCTTTTGTCCTCCAAATAATAGTGAAAGTTCTACCTACACCTGCAATTGGAGATTCATGGATAGTTACCTGTTCCGGATAGCATAAGAGTATTCTTGTGAAATCTGTTATCTCTTGATTTTTAACAATATTAAAAGTCTGATACTTAACCTCACTATGCTGATTATCCATGACAATCCATTTATTAGCACCTAACTCGAAGTTATAAGTCCTTCGACTCCCATGAGGGAACAATGCTTTTTTAACATCACGGACAACTTGCAACGCTAATTTTTTATTGTATTCATTAGTGATTAACCGAGTAATAGATTTGATCCCACCATCAGCTTTTTCCTCTTCGGCATAAATACTGTCCTGCATGGTTAGAATCTCACCTATTTCACAGTCATGAGTTGGAAGATTTTCATAGATAGTGTAAATTAAACCCTCAACAGTACCTATATCAATACCTGCAATGTACATGGCACTGATAATACTTTTAAAGAGTTTTTTTTCAAGTGTAGGTTTATAAATAGGGTCGATTGCATCGACAACTAATAAACCTGCATCTTCCTTACTCATACCTTTACTCCCTTGAACTGAATCCTCAATAGTCGTCTACAATAACAAATGATTTATAGATAAATCCATTATTATCAATGTTCACTACTTTAAACATCAGATTTTCCATTTCGTCTAATTGTTTACGGACTTGTTTCAAATCAACTTTATCTAATCGATTGAAGTTATTATGAATACCCGGAGCTTCTAATTCCATTAATCCCATAACTAATTTGTACAAACTGGATTGATGGTGTACATTTTTCTGAACGTTATCTTTTGATTTGAGGTTTAATGGGATAACGTAAGCTTCTTTTTCGTCATCGTCAATAATGTACAATTTAGCTTGGATATTTTTCTGAGATTTACCAGTGTCTTTGTCGGTAAACTCAATGATTTCAATGTTTCCTAATGTTGGTTTACCTTCAAATACTTCGTCAGCTTCCAGTGATTTTAACGGTCTTTCCCAGTAATTAGTAGGTAAGGTTACACCACTGTCATTTTCTTGGAAACTACCTTTAACACCAAATTTTTTCATAATGTCATCATATGATGCTTGTTTTTCGTCTTCGTCTTGGACTTTTTCAATATATTTTGGGTCTACTGCCATAATTAAACACCTTCTAATTTTTTTTGCATTTTAATATAACCTTGTTCGCCTAATTTTAATAGGTAATCTAAGAAGTCTACAATCACATCTGCTCTTGTATCAGTGTACATGCTATTTGCACATACTTTAAGAAACTCTAAGTTTCCTCCACCGAGTATTGCAGGTAAGAATGTAACTACCATCTCATCTTCTAATCGTAATGACTTGTCCTCTAAACCAGCTTTGATTTGGTTTGCCATGTCATTTCCGAGTTCATACAGTATTTCTTTGCCTTGTGGACTGTCAGCTACTGCTTTTAACATATCTACACTTGTATAATCTACCATAATTATCACTTAGAAAAAATCATCTTGACATTTTTGACACATGCCAGATATTTCAAATTCTTTACGAGAAGTTTCATCTCTAAAATCTGATTCATTAATGGTTTCCCCGCAGAATGGACATTTGCCTTCACTGACTCGTTCCCTTTCGGTTGGAAATACTTTTTTAAGCATCTTCTCTAAAATGGGATTCCTCTCGCTCATCAGTAATCTCCTCTTTAACGATTCTAGTTTCAAAAACATCTGCTTCGTCAAGTTCAACATTATTTGTACTGTCATATTGACTAGGCATTGTTTCCTCTGCTTGTATACCCTCTATCTTTGCGAATGCTTTGAACACTCTTACTTCCGCTGTTTTAATAATCATGTCAGCAGGGTAAGTTTGCCACGCATTTTTACCAGTGTTGTAGTATTTCATTTGAGCATAGAAACTGTATATTCTACCATCAGTAGTTTCCAGTACACAGTATGCTCCAACTACCTCACCTCTATCAACGTGAGAGTATTCGTGGACAATATCTTCAAGTTTACCCATTCTTTTTTTAATTTGGAATGTGTCATTTTTACAGACATAATCACTGTAATGTAGTTTGTAAGTTGGATCTCTCATTGCAATTTTACGAAATCCATTACGTCCACTCATGATTTGTCCTTGTTCTTTGAATTTGACATAGTATATTTCGCCTAAGAATGGGTCTAAATCGTATTTGTTTGCAACTGATAGGAACATAAATAGTTCACTGTCATTTGCGTCTTTTGCGACTGTATTTTTAATTGCTGTTACCATTTCTGAATCCCAGACACCGAGAACATTACCTTGTGTGTCTTTGATTTCGATTGGTTTTAGCTCTTCTTTTCGTTGTACTCTTGCCATAGTTATCACTGTAATATAATTTGCCAATATTGAATTTCAACATCGTTTGGGATTTGATTGACTCCTTCTGGTAATCTTTTACCAGCTATTTGTCTTACATAGAGAATGTCCCCGCTTTCAAGGATTAAGTCATCTCTGTTATATTCTACTCCCATTTCATCTGCTGCTGACTTATGCCCGACAAATGATTTTGCTTGTTTAGACATTTCATTAAATTGTCTTTCAGTCAAGCGAACACCATTTACTTTAAAGCAATCAAGCATTTTAAACATCTGTAATGAAATCGCATTACAAATATACTCGGACACTATATCACACTCGCAATTTTAGGATAGTGCATTGTACAGATTCCAATCAAAAAAAAGACTAATGCAAATACAAAAGACCAAAATACAACGCCCATCGGATTCACTCTAATTGGGTCTAACACAGGATACAAACTCCTTCTCATAATATCACTCCACATATCCTGTCCCATAGTTCAACTGTCCCATTCATACTGTACCCCCCACAATTAAGGAGGATACATGTTGAATACCTATTATATCCTGTTTTTTAATTTCAGCATATAACTGATCTATCAACTCGCCCCTTTCAACGACGAGAGTACAGAGTTTCTGGTATTCCTCATCTGGCATGAAGACACCATCTACTCCTTCATAGTTTATTGGTTTCATTCTTCGTAATTCTCCTTTGAATTTTTTGTATTTTTGTTTCAAGGTTATGAAATGTACAATAATGTGGTGATTTGTACATTATCTGCACCTTAGATTTAATGAAACTTAAAAAAAATATGTTTAAACTACACAAACATTATTGAAACATTTATATAGCTTAAATTATAGAAAAATAGAATGTATTAGGTTAAAAACTTATTTTATTAAGTAATTCTCTTTTGGATAAATTGACCTTAATACACTTTGGAGTCTTATCATGGGTTTGGTATTTTTGTGGTGATTATACCACTCCTCGATATTACTCCCCTAGCGGAAAAGTTTTTATATGCCTAATAACTCTTCTAATTCTCTTTGCTTATTTTTAGTTTCAGTTACCAACCGTTCTAGCTCAACCATCTTTGTAGATTGAGTTTCAAGCTCGGTTTTGTAGAGCTTGTTTTCAGTTTCTAATTTTTCATAGTCTTTAATGTCTACTTCATGAAGTTTCATGAATAGCATTAATTCATCAACACACATCATATATTTTTCCTGTAAACTTTCTTTGTTGTTATGGAAGTATGCACGATGTGTTTTATCCATTCTACGACCTTGCAGTACATCAATCTCTTGTTCACTGAACCCTCCATCAATATTTAATAATATTGACGCATTCCATTTACGGAGCATATGGCACCTGAGTTTGGTGTGATCTCCAACTTGTTCAAGTCCGAGTTTGTTATTTATCCTCCGGAATGTACTGTCCAGATGACTGTCGGAAATTCTGAATAACTGATGTTCCATTTCCAGTTTTTGAGGTAAAGTTTCAAGTTTAATTTTTAACTCTTCTTTACCAGATTTTTCATATTTCCTAGCTACTTGACTATAATGGGATTTGATTTCTGCATCTCTTCCTATCAAGTATTGGATAATATGCTGGGCAGCTTCTGGACTGCAAAAAGTAGTAAATCGACTATCGGTTTTTTGACGTGTTCCTTCAAAACAAGGAATGACGTCTTGATTCCTTAGTTCATATAATTGCGGCAGCAATTCTGTTTCGGTTTTGGTTTCGGGTAGGTAATCACTACATGCTTGTATGAATGAATTTACTGTAAGGTTTAGCATGTCCACTTTTGCCATACCAGATGACATTGCGAATAGGAGTATACATTTGACTACATTGTTCGCTTCGTAGTAGGCATCAGTTAATTCCTGCAAGGTAGGTAAATCTTCAAATGACATTTCGTATGCTTTGTCTATTTGTTTACTGTTAAATGAAGGGAGCGGTTGTAATTCTATTTCGTAATGACGGTATATTGTTTTAACGTCATTGAGATATAGACTGGCGGTGGCTTCCTTTTTGTTAGCGTACAAATAGTTTCGGAACATGATTAGGTATTCTTTAACATGACGTTTTTTCCACCGGATCATTTGTTCCTCTTCACGGTCAGCATCTTCAATTAACTCTTCTAGTGTATGATTTGTGAGTTGTGTGTAGATTTTGACTGCTGCACGGTAGTGTCGTTTTGTGGATTTTGATGAACCTTTATCTATGAAAAATCTTTCAAGATAATCATTCATTATAACACCTTTTCAATGTTTACTTATGGACATATATAATATAATTATATTTGCCTACCCCATTTGAAAAGTATTATATAAACATCAATTAAAATTAGTGGGTTTATGGTATCTAAACAGTAGATTTTTAATTGTGTGTTTGTCTTTGTTAAACATTAATTATCCTTCTAATGTTTTGGATACATAAACATAGTGTTTTTAATTGTTGTTTACTTGTTTAAACACTTGTGAAATTTAAGTGTTTATTTTTACCAAATGAGGTAATTGATATTTATGTAACTATATATATTTATAGTTATCTAAACACGTTTAATCCAGATATTGTTTTGTACAATCTCATCGTCCATTTCGTATAAGACATATAGGTTGGACTCTTTAACAATGAATCGGATAAAATTGTTTAGTTCCAGTTCTGATATTCTGTTTCCAGTATACCATGCTTTAATTGACTTCTCAAATTTGAAGTTTCTACGATTATAATATTCTATTGTAACTTTATCATGGAAAGTTATTCTGAATAGTTTGGATTTGCCTTCGCTTAGCATGTATTCGTACTCGTATACTTCTTTTGGGATTTCAGTATACTTGTCTTCTAAGTCGAGAAGTTTGTTTACTACACTATCAAAGGTTTCTTTATCACTTGTTTTCAAGTCGATTAACCTTTGGTGAGTATCTGGACTGATGGAGATACCTATGTAGTTTTTAGGATAAGTCATAAAGACCCTCCCATTTGTCGAGTAGTCTAATCAATACACTGTTAAATGGCTCTCCATCGCCATTCTTATGAGATTTTAATCTCTCATAAGTATCCCGTTTGATGTTAAGTGTTTTCATAGACATAGATAATAATATCTACATTATACTATATATACTTATCGGTTACAAGTGATAACCACACACCATCAAATACAACAAACAACAAAAACAACAAACAGGTAGGTACAAATGCCTACCGCCACCTAGTCAAATACTGCTGGTGATAAGACTACCATTTTAGTTCTGGTGGGAAATGAAATTGAAAACGAATAATAATGATCCATAAAAAATTTTCTAGTGTATTCAAATTATATCATCGTGGATTTATCATAAAGACATGGCATACATTTTACAATCTTTTTGTTTCATAGAGATCTCCTCTAAAACATTTCCCATCAGAAAAACATTCCATTTAGTGATAACCATTAACCTATATTAAATTTATCCAACATAATAACGTAATGTAGGGAATAAAACATATCGTTTATATTTTCTGCACAGTTTCAAGGGAAAAATCGTTCCCACAATGGACGATGGTTCAACACACATATATTATATTATAGTAAAAGAATGAGAGTAGTATTTTTCACGTTCTGCAACTCATCATTTTTTTACTATTCGGAATTGAAAAACCCTCTTGAATATAAAATTCGACTGTCAATTTGAGATGTAAATGTAGATTTCTCTTAGTACATTTTTGTGAAGGATTTCTAGTAGTTTTAGATAATTTCATTGCTTCGATTTGGAATGGTGGTTTTTTAGTTTTTTACATGTTTTTTTGTTGTTTCCCCACCATTCCAATGACAAGACAAACACTACTATTCTCATGGGGATAACAACAATGCGAAATAAAAAATCTGTTTTTTCAAATATTGGAGCTTCCAATCATAGTAAATATCAACGAGAAGCTAACGATTATTATTCCACTGACCCATTAGCAATCAGACTATTAGATAAACATGGCTTACTTGATAAAAACCAACCTTACTGGGAAACAGCAGTAGGGGGGGGGGAATTTAGCTATTGAATTGAAACGTTTAGGTTATAATGTAGTTAAAGAAACTGATTTATTTGATAGAGGATATGGAGATGTCGGCATAGATTTCTTTGAATGTCATGACATCTTTGAAGGAAATACAATAACCAATCCCCCATACACTAACATCAATGAATGGATAGCACATTCCTTAAACATAACTTCAAATAAAGTATATATATTTTGCCGGATACAAACCATCGAAACTATTTCTAGATATAATAAAATATACAAAGACAATCCCCCTGTATTAATCTGTCCTTTTGTTAAAAGAATAAATTGTTATAGAAATAATAGTACCAAAGCAAAAGGTTCCGCAGTCTGTTACTCATGGTTTATCTGGGATAATAATGACAATACAAATGAAACAAAAGTGAGGTGGTTAATCTGACTAACCTCTGCAAACTTCATTTCACTATTTTATGTCATGTTCATGATGAATGTGCTGACGATCTGGGAAAAGATTTAGCTAAATTTTTGATGGAGTCATGGTTTAATGGTGAGGACGTTCTTGAAGTGGAATACTTAGACCATGATGTATTATTATAATTTTTTTTTTCTAATTTTTTTTTAGTATATTGATATGGACTTGAACCCTAACCGAAAAATATATATACTATAATAATCTACCTATTAAACAAGTGAGTTGTCATAAGTAATCACCACACAAAACCTATGACCCCTCATTAAAATCCAAAAGAGATGATAAAAAATGAAGATAAAAACAATACAAATGAACACACTACTCCAACAAGGAGTTAGTAGAGATAACCTCTACACATTAGAGGAACTGATAACCTCTTGTGAAGAGTTAGGGTTGGTTAAAATCCAACAAGTATTAGACGGTGAAAATGAAACTGGTTTATGGACTTTTGAGGTAGTGGAATGAACTTAATATTACACGTCATAGCGATAGTTATAACTTATTTATTAGCTATAAAATTAATTACGTTTATATTTATGAGGTGAAATAAAAATGAACTCTATTCTAACATCATTTATTACTGCATTTGTAGTAAGTTTGATAGTGTCCTACATGTTAATCCATAGGAGATGATGGGAAATGGCATATTCAAAAACTGGGTTCTTCCGAGTTTGCAAAGTCAAAAACTCCCACCTAACCAAAGGATTCAGATATGCTTACCAAATGAAAAATGAACTGATAAACACAGACATTAGAAGCACATCTATCCTCAAACTAAAAGAAAAAGTAGTCGAAGCAGGATTACTATGGGGCATAACAGACATGGAACGGGCAATACAAACTGCAAATGAAAATGAAACTCCAATCACTCAATTGGAAGGCAGATATGGTTTGAAAATGAAAGGTGATTCAAAATGAACTACATTTCACAAGGGTTCGCCATTGGAACACTCTTCCATAAACTTGAAAATGAAATCGAAGTTACAAATGAACCACTAACTGAAAATGAAAAGAGTTTTGCAAATGAACTCCGAAATGAAATCAGAAATGAAATGGAAATGAAACGTAGAAATGAACCAGAAATGAACAGTGGAAATGACGTGGAAATGAACGTCGAAAAAATCGTAGAAATGAACCGACGCACCACCACAACCGTCGAACAAGTAATCAAACTCAAAAAGAAATGTGATTACACTAACTTCCACAGTAGTTTATGGTATGGCAACGGAAAATACTGGATAGAAGGCACATTCTACAAAAACAGTACCCCTGTATACCAATTTAAAATCAACTGCAAATCAGAACAAGACAGTAGAACTAAACTAAATCAAATAAGGAGATGTTATCAATGAGATACAGTTACGGAATCAAAGAAGGTTACGACCCAAAAAGAGGTAGAACAATCAGCGTACCTCAACTAGCTTCAATCATTAAAAGAGATGTTGAATACGGTAAATGGAACAAATACGAAGGAGGACTCGAAGGAAAATCCGCAGCAAGTTGCAGTTACAGCAACGGAAACTTCCAATACCATGAAAAACTATACATCTACGGAACCGAAAAAGAATTTACTCACCTCGAACAGTTAATCAGAGGAATATTAAGAGTAATCCCTAGACAGTTTCCCAAAGAACAATAAAATTTATATAACTCCAAAACATTAAATTAAACTTGTAAGATGATTTCACATTTCCCTTTGGAGATTACGGTTTTAACCCAAAGGATATGGCTCTCTTACAATATGTTTAACAACTCGTTGAAGTAAACTAATGTTCTTTTTAAACTTACAACTCCAAAAAAGAACATACCCTTTTACTTCAACATTTTTACAACTCCAAAAGCTATTTTTACCTACCAAACCCTCTTAAAGTTACCTACCAATGTCTTAAACACACTTACCATACACTTAAAGTTACCTACCATATAACTTAAAAGCTAATTTTACCTACGAAACCCACTTAAAAGCGAAAAATCTACCTACCATAAACTTAAAGCACCTACCAACGTCTTAAAGTTACCTACCATAAACTTAAAGGCGAACGCCCGAATTTACCTACCATATACTTAAAGAAAAAATCCGGCG